TAGTTAATTAATACTTGAGCGTAACTGTGTGGCAAATCAAGTTCTTGATTGAGTACATCAACACCAGTTTTCTCTAAACGTGGGTGTAATGATCTGTAAATAATAGAAATTCGTGCATCCTGTACTGGATAAGGAATTTGCAGTGTATTTAGTGCAGGAGTGAACAACGAATCTGTATCTGTCATGTCATTCAATGGAACAGGTAAACCGATTTCATTATAAACTTCTTCCACTTTGACAAGTAAATTATCAAATGGATCTGCCAAATCATCTAAATACTTTACTGGTTCAGTAGAACTTGTGTTTGATTCAGCAAATGCTTTGTCTAATTTATAAAGTGTACGTGTACTTTGCTGTGTTAACAGTACTTCACGAATACGGAGAGGATAACGAGTGTAAATGTCAGTCAATGCAGAGTTAATGTAAGTAATTACTTTCTCATAATTAAATGGTGTAATCCCTTCTGCATCATTATGACCTAAGTTAGCTGAATTTAGCTCACTTAAGTTTAGTTCATCAATTAAGTCTTTCAGTAACATGTTGGCTGCTCCTTCTAGTATTCCCAGTATAGAGCAGCCAACCACCTCAAACAAGATAACTATTTAAAGAGTAGCCATCATCAGAGTCATCTTCATCAGACTCAAATACACCACCGCCAACGTGTTTTAAGTTCCCAGCTTCTTCAGAAGGATAAAATACGTTTAGTAATGCTAATTGTGAAATTGTATCAATAAAATCATCATGCTTAGATTTAAATGAATCCTTAGAAGCAAGAGTTAATTCATTCATACACTCTTTCATTTCAACACTTTCTCTTAGTTCTTCTGGCCAATACATCTTACCTGCTTTGAACCAAGGAACTACAACGTTAAACCGCTGCATTTTATCTGTTGCTGGTCTAATTCCCGGTGCATTACTGTTATTGCTTGAAGCCAAGTTAAAGAATACATTCCGTTCAACCATTTCTTTATTGAGCCAAGGAACAAAACCACCTTGTTGACCCGTAACTTCAACACCAACAGATAATGGATTGTACATTGATACAAATCTGAATAATGCATCAACGTTTTTATCCATAGTATGACGAGCACAAATACCATCAACCCAGAACCAGTAACCTTTATTATTAACAGCCCACACAGAAATCACACTAAAGTCAGCAGAGTTCTTAGCAGATGTTGCAAAGTCAGTAGTAATGTAGAAGTTGTACTTGGATTTATTCTTGAGTAATGTATTTCTTTCATACCAACGAATATCTGCATCAGTAATTAAGCGGTCATCAGAACTCATAATACGTAACATTAACTCTTGGTTAAATGAAGCAATCTCACCAGTTTGCATAGCAAGGTCATACTTCTCTTTAACGAACTCATACGTAAAACGGTCTGGCCAACTACCTCTGAATTCTTCTTTAGTACAAGGGAAGTGATCACAAACAGGAAATACGTTACTGTTCCATGCACCAGAACTAATTGCTTTATACAGTGGATCACGCTGGTTAAACGGTGTACCTGACCAGATGATCTTACTTGACTTAGGATGTAATGCGTAAGACACAGCTTTATATACTGTATCTTCAATAGATTTAATAACTGTTTCTGAACGTGCGTCTTCATCACTTACTAAGTCATCGAGTAATGCTATTGTAGGACGAGTACCCATTTCTTTAGCACCGCGAACACCAGTCTTAGCACCATAACCTTTTGCAATAGTTGTTTTGTTATCTATGTTGGTAAACTCCCAACGGATATCAGTAAACCTTGCAGTAGGTACAAACTTCTGTAAGAAATCAGAATTCTCCCAACGGAACTCTAAGTTCTTACGCATGTTCTTTACACCGTTCTCAATACTATCCGATACATACAACAATAAGCTTGTATCATCAATGTAAGGTAACTCATTGTACGTTGCGATATAAAGAATTAAATATTCACCAAATAGTGTAGTCTTTGCAGCACCACGATGAACCATGTTAGCTAATACCTTACTCGGTGTAGCTAATTTATCTAACATCTTATAATGCAGGATAGGTGTTAAGTTTTCTTCACCATCACTACCGTTCACCAACTTAATAAAGCTAACAAACTTTAATGCAAACTCAGTAGGAACATAACTTAGATCATCAGCATAACTAACTTCATTAAGATATTCTTCTACTGTTTTCTTTGTAATGCTCTTAAGAGTTTCCATTATCCACCTCGATTACTTCACCATCAATAATCAATCTGGATTCAGCTACATCTTTAGCACTTTGCAAACCTAAACTAATATTCTGTCTTTGTATTGCAGCTAACTCTGCTGTAGCAGCACGTAACTCTTGAATCATTGAACCTTGTGATTGGCCAATGTTTAATTCAATCTTCGTATCTTTCGGTGGAGCCAAATGAGATAACAATTTATCCGCTGCTTCAACTGCTACCTTAGCACTTGTATTTGGATCTGCCATAATTAAAGCAAGCTTATTAATTGCTTCTTGCCTTAAATCATTATTAACAATATGCAGTGGTACAATACTTTGTTCTGTAATACGAACAACCAACTCATTCTTCGCATAAGCACTTGTATAAGCACTAATCTCTTTAGCTGATTTATTCGCTGCAACTAATCTTTGGTATCTATCTGGAAATGTCTTTGCATAAGCCAGTTCATTTGTATCACCCAAAGCTCTGCAAGTAACAAACTGCACTGCATGAACATAATCATTAATCTTAAACTTACCACCTGTAAGTACAGAAGTATAAGTAACTAGATTATTGCGATATTCTTCAGCGTATTCATCACTACTCAGAATATTATTCACTGTATCAACAATATCTTGTGTAACCCTTACATTCACATTCTTAGGTACACAATGCTTTAACTGATCCAATGTCATTAAATTATTATTCGTTGCAATAACATCAGTTGATCCAGTATCACTCATTATCTTTTACCTCTTGATTCACAGCGTAATCCCAATGCTCTTTACATGCTTGGTAGTTATTAAAGTTAGGTAATATAAAATCTGGGTTAATAAGAAACACACTCTTATCAATCCTTACTACCAACTTCTTATCTTTTAATTCTTTATAGCCCCTTGCACCCCTCTGCTTCTCTGCACTACTAAGATTCTTCAACTCCATCTTCACAACATTATTATTATAATCTCGTTGCGCAATTAAATTCCAAATCAACCAATGTGCAGACACGCTTAATTCCATCATTATGTGTGCTGTCTTCTTCACTTCATCTTCATTGTACATAGTCATTCCTAATGCAATAAACTTATGCTTAGTTTTATACTTTTTCCTTTCACTTACAACCACTTCCTTATCGTCACTTACCTTAACTGTAATCTCGGCCATACCTACCTCGAAAATACTGAGGGTATTTTTACACCCTTCCAAAAATACTGTGGGTATTTTACACTCGACTTAACCTATTGAAAAATAAAAGGTTTTTTCCATATATATACATATATATCGCTGGATTTCTCATTTTTACTCTTATGCTTCACACTCGGACAGTCGTTCTTCCGTCTATTGGCTCCGCTATCGCTACGCCAAGACACGAACTTACTTTCCTCGTGTGAAGCTAACACCCGATAGTTATCGTGTAACAGGATGCATTATAGGAGCTATTAGAAGTAACTACAAAATGTATTTTCTATAGGTAATTTTTAAAATTTTTTATAGGGAAATTAAGGAGATACAAAACGTATTGCTTAAGGTAAATTTTGAAATTTTAGTATGAGTGCATTACTTGATCACTCAAAGAGAAAAACCGACTATCCCCCCCCATATCAAATATGAATTTGAACTTTTCCCTTCTACAAAATAACAACCTTGCACACATACGTGTGTAATAGGATGTAACGTGCATCCAATCATTAATAACCTTATAAGGAATCTACCATGTCTAATACAACTCAAGCTCAAGCAAAGACCAAAGGACCAATCGGTATGATCATGTCAGCTATTGCACGTATGTTTGGTGCTGTAGCTCACACTGCTGGTACTGTTGAAAAGGCAGCAGCATTAGCCAACATCTACATGGCTAATCAAGTTAAGCTAACTCTGTCTGAAAACAATTTAGACAAATCAAATCTTGATGAAAATCAAGCCACAATGGACTCTCTGCTGTAAGCACCTTAAGCCAACCTTCGGGTTGGCTTTTTTTTACCTACGCTTTCACCTAAAAGTAAAAGCATTAAGGGCTTCACCTAAGAGCATTCACCTAAATACCTTAGAGATAGTACGTTAAATACAAAGAGTAACCTAATTTACCATTTAGATTTAACTACATTTACCTGCATACGCAGGTAATAGGATTGCTAGAAGAATCTAGCTAAATTAATTAATTAGGAGATACAAATGAAATTATTAACTGAATCGAACAACGTGGCGAAATCAAGCAATGGTGGCGAATACGCCACTGGGTTTAAACTGAATGCATTAATCAATGGTTATTACCAAGTGACCGTTGACAGAGCTTTTCAATCTGATTATGAAGGCTCTTATCTTCATGATTGGTACATCAGTGCTGACTCTGAAGATTCAGCAGAACAAGTTGTTCTGTCAAACTCACAAGAGTTTGCAAGACAGGTCAACAACCCAGTTGGGTTGTCGTTTGCTGAATTGCCTTTCGAGGTAAGGCAGTATATCCATAAACTACCAGAGTAATCTGGTAGTTTTTTTTTATCTATCTAAATAATGCTTGGTGTCTAGCAACGGACATTTCACTGAAATGTCCTGCCATAGACACCTGCGCTACGAATATTAATTAATCACCTAAAAGATTATTCACCTAAAAGCCTTTGCAATAGATAGCACTGTTTGTAATTAGACATTGTTAACATGCATACGCATGTAAATGGAATAGTTTAGATTAGCTAAACTAAAGATAGAGAGGAACTATCATGCTTTTACAAGATAACTTAGATACTACAGCAGATGTATTTATTTCATTGTTTGGTACTACGATTCAAAATCATAAGTATGTTGCAGCACGCAACGACTTAGTAGTGCATGAAACAATTCGGTCATTTGGTGGCCGAGTAGATGGCAATAGTGTTCAATTTCCAGATAACAGCACTGTTGTTTGGGAAAGTGAAGATTGGAATTATATGTAAGGTAGCCTTGTGCTGCCTTACTTTTAAATTAGGAGATACACATGTCTACAGAAAATTGGTTAGTAGTTTCATTCATTTATAACTGTATCCTGATTGCTTATGTAATCTGGAAACGTCCAGAAATTAAGGTAGGTGAAAAGATTATCTTTATTTGTAAGAAAGATAAGCAATTTCATTATCTACTTTCTGGATTGGTAGAAACAGCAATCAGAAGATATGTAGAGGGTAAAAATGGACGGAGTTGATTTACTTGTTTTAATACTGGTTGCTATTGGAGCAATCATTGCTTGGAATAAGGAGTAAGTAATGAGTAAACGTACAGTACATGCGCTAGGTTATGTAGTGCTTATTCTAATTGGTTTGTTAATTGGCTTAAATAAAGCTATTGAACAAAACCATGAAATGTACCTGACTGAATCAGCTTGTGTTAAAGAGCTAGTTGAGTCAGGTGTACCACGTAAAGACATTATTCTTAATGGCTTAGGTGGTTGTTATGTAAAATCAGACCTGTCTAAGTGACAGGTCTTTTAAAAACAGGCATTCGCCTGTAATGGGAACAATTCCGTTCCGTTTCAATAATTTAATTAATACTGAGGTGATATTATGGGTTTACAACGTGCTTCGGCAGCAAAGAAACCAGCAGGTAAGAAAGGTAACGAAACTCAGCTTGAAAAGGCTGATGCATGGTTAAAGATGGCTCTGGTTGATAATAACGGTGGTCGTCACAACCTTCGTCGTGATATGGCAGCTTACATTGATCAAGACAAAGTGCTCAAAGCTATGTATCAACGTGAGTTAGCAAATCAAGCTGAGTTTGCCAAGATTCAAGAGCAAAATCCTTCATTGGAATATGCTCCGCGTAAGTTCACATTTGAAGCGTGGTTATACATTCCGGTTGAGAAACCTGAAGTAGAAATTCCGCTGTAAACATTTAAGCATCTGCCTTCGGGTAGGTGCTTTGTTTTTTCCATTCACCTATATCACCTAATAGCTTTTGCATCTCTCACCAAACGCTCTGTATTCACGTAAGACAGGCATTCGCCTGTTACTGGTGCAGACGTCTAGGAGGAACCGACATGCATGATTTGACTGGCGTAGGTTTGTTTGAAATTGATGTTGATGCTGTGTGCATCAGCACCAATGGCTTTGTTACCAGCAATGGTAACTGTGTGATGGGTCGTGGTTGTGCCTTTGAAGCAGCCAATCTATTTCCTGATGTACCACGCACGCTAGGAACCATGATACGCAATCATGGAAATATCGTGCAGGTAGTTAAGGTTATTGATGGATGCAGCCTTGTGGCCTTTCCTGTAAAGCATACGAGTGGCATTTGCACTGGTGATAACGTTGTGAGCCATGCTCGATTTAAATATCCCAGAGGAACCACTGTGCCGGGCTTTCATTTGAAGGCCAGTATGAGCTTGATCATAAAGTCAGCCTTCGAGTTAAAGCAACTGGCTGATATGAAAGGCTGGAAGACTGTGGCATTGCCACGGGTAGGTTGTGGTGCAGGAGAGCTTGATTGGAATGCTGTGAAACCAGTATTGCAATCCATGCTAGATGACCGATTTATAGCCGTTACAAAATAACGGCTTTGTTCTAGTGAGAGGAAGCTATGGACATTAAGCGTTTAAAACAAGAAGTGTTAGAAGACATGTACTCTAGAACCAATAACAAATTGAGAATACTCAAGGAGATAGAAGGTTCAGAAGAACTCTTAGAACACATTGATAAAGTAACGTTAGAGGTTATTAACTGGCTTAAAGAACCAGCTAGTTATACTTCATTAAATATCCTTAAAGAACGTATGGTGAAGTATAAGCCAGATGATATTAAGGAACTGATTATCGAGGTGTTTAGCGTGGTTCTGTTTGATAATAGAGCCAAGACTATTCAACAGGTAGCTGGTGCTGGCATACCATTCTTTGCTGATACATTTCTACCATTTGATGCTGTGAAAATTACAGCAGAAATAGTGGGTATTATGTGCTCATTGGATTTAGTTGATGTTATTCCAGCAATGGAAGGACAGACTGAATATACAATGGTGCAAACTGATTATGAATTGACTCAAGATATTATTGATAAGATTCATGAAACTAAGTATATGCCACCAATGATTGTGAAACCAAATCATGTAAGAAAGGTTAAAGATAATGCTTATCTAACCTTTAAATCTAACATGATTCTAGGAGATAAACACAATCAACATGATATGGGTATTAGCTTGGATGTAGTTAACATTCAAAATAGTATCCCATTACGATTAAATGAGTTTGTACTTGGATTAAGAGAGGAATCCAGCAAACCATTAGATACACCTGAGAAGATTCATAACTTCACACGTATGACTTCTGCTAGTCGGGATGTTTATAACTTGATTATGGAAACAGGTAATGTTTTCTACAATACACATGCATTTGATATGCGTGGAAGATTGTATAGTCAAGGTTATTATGTCCATATTCAATCAACTGAATACAAGAAAGCTCTGATAGATTTCTACTATCAAGAGGTAATTACACACGAAATTGAGGAATAAAGTGATGCAATTATTTAGCGGTATTGATTACATTAAGATTGCTGTAGCAAATGCTTATGGTTTAGACCGTGAGAACTGGGATGTACGATTAGATTGGTTTGACCGTCATATCAATCATTTACCAGCTATGATACCTACAGCAAAAGAACCAATTAAATATCAGAAGGCATTAAAGGCATTTGATGATGCTTTGAATTACCGTCCTACTGGTTATTTAATGGAATTAGACGCAACTGCGTCTGGTTTACAAGTATTTGCTGCATTAACTGGCTGTCATGATACGGCTCGCAATACAAACTTACTACCTAACTACGACAGGCTATGTCCTTACAACAGCACAGCATTAGCAATGTCTGCGCTAAGTAATAAAACATTTAGCCGAGATGAAGTTAAGAAACCATTAATGACGGTGTTCTATGGGAGTAAAGAACAACCTAAATTAATATTTGGTGATGGTACAGATGAATTAAATGCTTTCTATGGTGCATTAAACCAAGAGTTTAAAGGTGCAGTAGAAGCATTGGCTGATATTCAAAGCTGTTGGCAACCAGACCAAGATTACCATTCATGGACATTACCTGATGGCCATGTTGCTTATGTTCCTGTTCGTGTTGATGAAACCAAAATCATTGAAGTGGATACACTAGGTGGTTTGAAGTTTACTCAATCTGCAACTGTAGTGGCTCCAAGTGAATCAGGCATATCACTGGCTGCAAATATCGTTCACTCTGTGGATGGTTACGTATGTCGTGAAATGATTCGTCGTTGCTATGCCGAGAACTTTCGTATTCTAACTGTTCACGATGCATTCTTTGCATCTCCGAATAAGATGAATCGTGTTCGCTTTCACTACAAGGAAATCTTGGCCGAGATTGCAGAATCCAATTTGTTATCTGAAATCTTGTCCGAAATCTGTGATGAACCTCTTGAGTTCACAAAGTTTAGTCTGGATTTAGGTTCTGCTATCCGTGAATCCAACTATGCCCTGTCATAAGTAAAGGCAAGTAAACGATTAAAATATGATCAATTCAGTGTGCTCCGCACACTTGGATTGGTCTATTTTTTTTCCTAAATGGACTCTAAAGGGGTATAGAAAAAAACCTAAATCCCAAGTCAAACAAAGATAGTGATTTGGCTAAATTCAACCCAAACACTAACAACTCCCATGAGGAACCCAAAATGTTCGGATCATTCTTTAAAAAAGCTAACCGCACTATTGAAGCGGTAAAGAAATTTGAAAACAAAGATCTGGTTGAAGCTACCGTTGCCAGTGCGTTACTGATTGCTGCTGCTGATGGCACTATCGAAGATGAAGAAGTTGCCAAGCTGCAAGAAATCATCGAAGCATTACCAGCAATGCAAGGCCACCAAGCAGAAATCGGTAACATTGTTGACCGTTACACCAAACTGCTGAAAGCTGGCTTTATGCTGGGTAAAGTACAACTGATGCGTGAAATCAAAGACTGCAAAGGCAGTGAACAAGAATGTGAAGACATTGTTGTTGTTGCACTGACTGTTGCAAGCGCTGATGGTGAAATGGAAGATGCTGAAGTAGCTGTTCTGAAAGACATCTGCAAAGCATTGAACGTATCTCCAAGCCAATTTGGTTTGTAATCATGTTACGCGAAGTGCGTTTACTGTTAGCAGCTTTATTGCTGATCTTGTCAGTGCTGGTTGACTCAACATTGTACATCATGTCATTTGCTACTGACCTTGTGTTTGTAGTGTTGACAGGCTTGGTTCTATGGCCTATTTTGAAGCCGAACCAAAAAGAATCATCAACCGATGATAAATCCAATTAACTAGCAGTCAGGCAGGCGGATAGTTCTATTGGCCGGAGCTTAGAAATAAGCTCCACTCATTAAAAGGGAATACGATGTTACACAAATTAGTAAATCGTGTTCTTAGCTTATTTGGATACTCACTAAAACCTTACACGTTTTATGAAGCTGGGTATTTAATAGAGGTGTTGCAAAGTATTCACAAACCTTGCAACGAATATCAACCTACATGCAGTGAAATGCCTTTTACTGCATCTGATATTGAACTAATTACGCACGTTGTGGGGATGTGTAAGTAATTAGCTCTATTCCGAATTGAGCTAGGATAAGATAAAATTACGCCGCATTCTGCGTTTTATTGTTAGTTTCTTTTTGAACTAACAAGGGTAAGTGGAGACTAGTTCTCCACTAACTCCATTAAAAAGCTTATTAGTTAAGTTCCCATTTTCTCTTGGGTTCCTCAGCTTAGTTAGTAAGCTTTTTAATGGGGTTTGGTTTCTCCATATTAAAATGGTGTGCTAGTAAATAATGCTAATCCATGCTTTATCGTAAGATAAAGAAGCCGAAGCTTAGGGAATTTTCATTTATTCACTTAAGACGTTGAAAGGTCGGTAATAATTATTTACAGATTAAGATAGCTACCTCCTTGGTTATGCTTAATCCGTTGGTTACTACGCTAGTGTAACTAAACTGGATGTAGTGGTTGTGTTTATGGCTTGCAACTAGGGGTAAGCACAATCACTCAGTTTATTAGCTTGGTGTTTCGACATTTTGATTAAATAAACGTATGTGCTCATAACTCATAAAGGTTGTTTAGTTAACTTGTTCCGCCAATACTGGTCGGTTATGGGTCTGGTAGAAACACCAAGACTAATGAGCTGGTAACTCAGAGTGGGTATTAAGGGAATCCCACAATTCGTCAATGTTTGCGATGATAGTTGCATTTAAATATAAATGCTAACGATGATATGTTCCGCGCTGTAGCCTAAGAAACTACTCGCCCAAGATAGTAACTTGGTTTAAAAGATAACTCGAAGTCCATCGTTAACGGACACTTAGTTTATTGGTTTGGTGTTTGGTACCCGACGAAAAGTACACTCGTTGCGGTCGAAGCGGCCAGACACCAAAACCAATAAGCTGATAGCTTAACCGAGCAAATGCTAGAGATTATTCTGGCCAACGGTTGTAGGTGACGATGGGTGATATTGGAACCTTCATTTTAGTTTATTGAAGTTGGTTTATAGTTGTAAGAGACTTTGCGGCACCCTCTGCGTAAAAATCCTATAAATCAACTTCAATAAGCTGAAGGTACAAGTGGTGATTGTACGGAATTTACCTATCGTGTGTGATGAAGCGCCTGTGACCTTGGTGACAAGGGGATCAGTGACAGGTAGGCGGCCTATAAGCCGGGCAATAACGCCTTAATGTCGTCATCTGGAAAACTCGTAGAATGGCGGTTATATCGCTACGAATGAAACACACAAGCCACATAAACTCACCAGTGGCCAGCTTATCTAATCAGAGAATCCAATCATGCTTAATCCCTGTGGCCTTGATAAAGGCACTATTAATTATCTACGTAAAATATCTCTATACGGAATGGATAACAGGTATTCAGACTACTTTCAAACAGAAGTAGTTAATTCAACAATTTGTAAGAATATCCAAATTGATGTTTTAAGAGATAAATCAAATCCTGATAAAATAGTTGTAGTTAAATTAGGTGTTAATTTTAAAGTTTATAAAATAGAACCCTATTTAATCTATTCTGTTATAGATGAAATTTTAAAAGAATCCAATCATGGCGCAACTAAGCAAAAATCTTATCCATCAAGTTAAAAGAGGATTACCTCTATTTATGGATGATGAAGCCAATAGACTTCTTAAAGTTAATGTACTTAAGGATTTCCAAAAAGGTGATGTTATCTATGCCCTTAATAACGGCACTGGATTAATTCAACCAATTGTCTTTATGCATTACACACATACTTGTGTTTGTTTTAAACATGACATTAAAGACAAAGACAGAGCCAAGTATTTTGCTTACAAGCAATACAGATTTTTTCCAACTTTAGAAAAAGCAAAAGTTGGTAGAATCTTCTGGTTAAACCAAGAGAAATTAAGATTAGTTACTAAACTAAATTTAATTAATACTGAATTAGCTTCTTTAATGGGAGAATTAAATGGAACTCCAGATTGATGTATCTGATATTCCTCTTTCGTTAAACCAAAAACAAAGACTCATTAATCAAGTCATCGCTGAATTAAAAATCGAAGCCCATAATAGAAAAGATTACTTATTTAATGAAGGTGATCTTTTCTTTGCTTTAGCTTTTAAGAGTGATCAAGAATTAGTTCGTCTTGCTAAACTTTGTGGAGTTAAGTTATGAGTAAGTTTTACTTTACAACTAATCGTGACGAAGCCCAACAATTTAGTGAAAACTCTATTGTAGTAGAATGGGATTACTCAAGTAGCTGTTATTATCAATTAGATTTGTGGTTTAAGGAAGAAGTGACTAAACCAACAACTCAACAAATGAAACAACTAAATGAAATCACAGGTGGATGTTATAACCACCCTGTAATGATTTTAAAAACGGCTGAAGAATTGTTTCCACTCTTAACTAAATTTTTTCCTACAACTGATATTGTTCTTGTTGATTCAATGACTGAACGTGGTATCCGTTGTTCAAAAGATATTGCTGCCAAACATTGTATACAAATCCTTAAAGAACGATTAGAAAAAGGTGATTGGTATGTCTGATACAACAACTGAAGAACTATTAGGCAATGCAGCTTTAGAAGCCATTGCTTACACCTTACAAGCAAATGATGAATTTGATGCTAACAATGCAATTAATTTCTTATCTTCTTGGAATGAAGGTGATTGGGAATTCATTGCTGAGCATTATCCAGATTTTGATTTGCAAACTCCTGCTCAACAATTGTTACGTAAAGAATCTGGCTTCAACGTATTTTAAGGTCTAATCATGGGTAAATACTTTGGTTGGGTCAACAAAGAATGCTATGACTTTAAATATAAACCACTTGGTGATGGTATGTTTACCAATGTTTATCTTGGTGAACACTTAATCTGTCAAACTGCAAAAAACCATCGTGGTCGTTTTTGTGTTATTGTCCAAGGTAAAGTAGCTGATAACATTCCACGTTTAGTTGAAGGTTTTGCTACTCGTTGGGATGCAATCCAATACGCATTAAAGGTTCATCTTTTAACTGCTGATTACTACAATCGTTAGTCCTTTTCAATGCGCCTATAGTGTAATGGATAGCACACAATCCTTCTAAGTTTGGAGTAAAGGTTCGATTCCTTTTAGGCGTGCCATATTCAGAGGTAATCATGGAATTTTTAAATCAAGATCATATCCCTCCAGAATGGGCTAATTACGTTGCGAGAAATAAAGATGGTTTTCTTTATTATTACTCGCATTCACCTAAGCCAACTTCAAGTGGCTTTACATCTGGTGGTATCAGTGAACGTGTTAATGATACATGCTATAAGCATGAGAATTGGCATCAATCAACAGTTTATTTTGGATTATCTAAATGAGCTATGTTAAATCAATGATTTATTCAGAAAAAACAGTAAGCTTAGCTGGTGCTTATTTGTTTAATTTGTATAGTCGTGAAGAAGGTAAAAAACTACTTTACAAACTTAAGTACAATTTTGTATTTAATCCAGCATTAGCTTGTCCTCCTTCGCGTATTCCTTATCGTGGTGAAAACGACGAGTTCAAACAAGTTTATTTAGGTTACTATACTAAAGTATCAAATGAACAAGAAAAATCTCTTTTTTCTGCTTTGGTTCGTTTAATGATTTATAACTTAGTTGCTTACAACACTAAGTTTGAAATCTTCCCAATTCATACTTATTATAAAGGTGAATCTATTAGTTTGGTTAATATACCTCAGTATATGAAAACCACGTTCAATCAAACATTTCACCTTTTAGACCAAGAAGTAACTGACTTACCAGCATCTAAAGAAACCTTAGATGTATCTGGTTCAGTTAGTTTAAGTGAAATGAAACCCAAATTTGTTACTATCTTCAAAAAGGAAACTACCATGTCAGAATTACAAACCAAATACGCAAATGTTCCTCATGCTACCGTTGAATTGATTCACGGAATTCCAGTAGAAAACTACAAAGAACAAGAGTTAGTTGATTTGATCAACAAAGCTCAACATGAACTTGAACAAGCTAAGAAATTAGCTGATGTAAGCACTCGCATGAAAAACAAATGCGAACGTCTGGAAACAAACATCAAAGTGTACATCGAAGCTCTGGATAAGTTACCAGAGTAACCTTTTGTCCTAGGGAGCGAGTAACTACATTAAGCATAAGTTATGCATTGTTACTTGGATAGGGAGTATCTCCCATCCTCTCCCTCTTTTATTCCTGCACAAAGCCAGTTAGTTAATTCTAACTGGTTTTTTTTTAGCTGAGGTTTATGTGTCTGATGAACCAAAAGTAGTTACCATTGATATTTTACAAGATTACAGAAACCAGAACATTGTTACTTTAAGAGAAAAAATGTTTGCTGAGTTAGCTACTTTTGGCAATAGTAAAACTAAGTTAAACATAAGTGATTACGTAGTTAGGTCTAAAAGAACCAATAAAGACTTTAGGTTAACTGTTAGCCAAACAATAGATTTAATTCAGTTAGCTTTAGATTTATCTGAAAGTGTTTTATTTGAAGACAATGAAAACACAACTGAATTAGCTTCACAAATTCTAGAAAAAATTAAGGATTCACAATGAATACTGGTTTTATTAATGGTTATCGTTGGGGTATTGAGTATCCGACGAATGGTAAGAAGCCGGATTTGGCGAATGATGTTTTAGTAGACGTTAAATGTAAAAAGGGTAGCGGCGAATGGCAGGGCTGGACAGATATGACGGTTGCAGATACCGCATGGACAGAAGCACAAAATTATATCTCAGCTACAAGTTTTAAGATTATCGACGAACGCTACAAACCATCAGATACGAGCTATTTAGACGCGCCAAATGTCAAGGAATCCTTGATGGATGAGTGGTACGACTACGACAACCAAAAAGCGATTGCGTTGCCTAAGGCTGGTGAGTATTGCCAAGTTTATTTAAACGGTTGGTATAACTGCTACATCGTCGGGCTTGATGATTTAGGTGGTTGCGTGTTCAGAAAAGATGGGGAGTATATGCAGCGAATTACGGATGATTCATTCCGCCCGCTTGACCACAACCGCAAATCTGAAGCAGAGAAAAAGCGGGTTGTTGATGCTGCCATGTCAATAGTTGTTGATGCGCATATGTTAGAGGACATTCTTGGTTCTTTATACGACGCAGGCTATTTGAGACTGCCAGATACAGATAAAGGGGAATAAATCCCCTTTGCTTATTCTGTAGTAGGTTCTTCAATCATAACTTCTAGCATTTTAGTACCATGTTTTTGAAACTCATAAAACCAATACTTTAATGCCATTAGTTCAACTGTATTCTCAGGTGCTACTACCATTGTGCCATCTGGTTTAAATTGAAGTACCATAGCTAAACACTCACATTAGTAGGATTAGCAGTTTGTTGAGTACCAACACCTGTTGATCCTACTACAACACTACTGTTAGTTGCTCTCGCAATCTGACCAACACCACCTAACAAATTATTCAATTGCCATTGAAGATACTGCATCTGTTGTTGTTGCTGTGATTGCTGTTGGTTCATACCAATAGTAATTGTGTTAGTGTTTACGATTTCACGATTAATACTACGTTGTTCACTTTCACGTAGTTGTGCAACAGTTAATTGTTGCTCTAAATCAGCAATACGATTACTTGTAATTAAAGCTCGTGTTGCTTGTCCATCAGCATAGATTGCTTGTTGAACAACAGTACTTTGTCTATCAACATTAGTATCTACTGTACCAATTTCACGACTTAAACTTGCTGCTAAATTAGCTTGAGCCAATGCAAATGCATTTTGATTTTGCATGATGTTTTGAGTACTAGCATTAATGTTTTGGTTCACTGTAGCAGTTGCACCAGCTAATGCTAATTGTACTTGTGCTTCATTAAATGGTATTGACGCTTTAATATCACCTAATGTTTGCTGGTTAATTGTTTCATTAGTAACAACATTATCTTGGTTTCCAAATAAACCAACACGACCAAGTAATAAACCTAATAACAATCCACCACCTAAACCACCGTCCATACCACCACCAGAACCAAGACGACCAACAATATCACCTTCAGTAAAAGTTGCCATGATTAACTCCATTAATTAGCGCAACACGCGCATGTAAGTTATAGTCTGATTTCACTTCTACATATCAGGCCAACTAAAATGTCACAGCATTACGTTACTAAAGACGGTTTATGCTCGTACTGTGGTTCTCGATTAACTCAATGTCCTATTTGTCTTGAATGGTTCTTATCTAAAAGTAAAAACCATTTAATCTGTACCAGTCGGTGCAGGACTAGAAAACATAGGAATAAAATTAACAACTTAGTGGATAAACAAACATGAAAGATTTTAAAAAGTTAGATATGCAACAGCATGTGCGAGTTAAATTGCAAACCAATACACATTTAGATAAACCATTAGTTATTGGTGATCCACCAAACTTACTTAATGCCCAATGTGCTAATTGGACTGATGTTGTTGTGGTTGATGGTAAAGCTTATGACAAAGAAGCTGTAGCTCGTTTATTGATGCAGCTTAGTTTAGCTAAAACTAAAAATGAAATTCTTATTGATGCTTTAGATGGTGCAGCTAAAACAGTTGGCTTCTTGTCTTATCATCTTCGTGGCAGAGTTGCAGAAGAAGCTTTACTTGATATGGCTGCTAAAGCAGACGAATGGGCTAGTGTTGTAAAATCAGCTTCAGCACAGGAGTAAATCATGGAACAACATAAACAAATTCAAATGTATATTGGTTTTGAAGAAGGTGGATGCCAAGATATAGCCACGATAAAACTAGAAGGCTTCAGCCTAGTCGCAAACAACGAACTAGAAGCACTTAAAGCCGAGCGCGATGCGTTGGTGGCTCAGGTTGAGATTCTTAAAAACGCTGGCAATGAAGTCTATGATGAGCTTCAGCAGTGGGCTTTGACTGAAAGTCATAAGGAAACTGATAAAGCATTCCGCTTGTGGCTTAAAGCTAGAAAGCAATCACCGCAACAACACCTCGCCGAAATCCGCGCTGATGCGTCTGTCAGCGGCTACTACCAAGGTTTTAAAGATGGTCTTGTGATTGAATGTCCACGACCAGATGGCACAAATACTGCGTCTCCTATCAATTATCAGCAAGTGGCTATTGAGAATGCAGCTCGAATGAGAACCAGCCAATACGCCGCCAAAGTGCGCCAAGGCGGCCAGTGATGCTTAATTACCATCAAGCATTAGGTCGTGCATTTCACGAACTTCAATCAACTTTTATTAAATTATTAAGAAGACATTCTTTATCTTTTATTGAAAAAATTGCTGGAGTTAAGTGCGGTGAAAATTTATTGCTTGTAGATATTCTTCAAGCTCAAAGAAAATTAAACAACTACTTTAAAAGAGAACTGTCTAAATGAACGGTATGTTAATAGCTTCCACTATTCAAATTGTTCCTTATAAGATTTATGGATTAACCATGTATGCTGTAGAAGGTTTATCTATGAATTCTTATGAAGACTTTCAATTAGTTCAATTAAAATGGTTTTACAATAGTAATCTTGCTGTTAAGTACGTAGAACGTCATATGCAATTTTACAATATTGTACAAGACCGTGAAATCAACCAACGTTTAAGGAATTAATATAATGACAAATATCTACACAAACAATCCAAAAGGTTTCTTACAAACACAACGTACATTAGTTTCATTGTGTGTTGAATTAGCAATCATTCAAATGCGTAATGAAAGCTGGAAACGTCCGTTAGTTTAAAAGGTCAATCTTATGTTGAACCAGCAAGACTTGAAAGAAATTGAAATCCAAGAAAACATTAAGCTAATCAACATGCAGTGGCATCTAGTTAAAAGTAATACTGCTGGCTTAATGTTTGTATGTCCTGTTATTGGTGGTTGGTTAGTTAAAGAAGTTCAGAATGTAATTACACCTACTGAGCGAAGTAGCTTTAACACAGGCTATAGCTACACATCTTCAATGGTGTTTGTTCCTGATCCAAATCATGAATGGTTCTACTAGTATGAATAACAGACCAGTAATCATTGAGCTTATTGAAAAAGGCTACAACAACGCTGAAATCAAATCAGCTACCCATTGTACTTTACGATACATTCGTAATATCCGGTCAGAGTACAATGACAGTTCGCCCATTCCCAAGCTATCCCGTCATAAGGCACCTGCTGAAAATACCCTAGCCAGAAAAGCCTATGACATGATCAAAGCTAACCCCTTGCTAACAGACAGGGAAATCGCAGATGCTACTGGGATGACTCGTGCAAGCGTATACTGCACCCGTAGACGGTACTTTGGTATGGTCAACATCAAGCTCAATACCTACCATATTGAGTACGGTACCAACAGTAAAAAAGGTGCTGCCTTAGTCCAAGCAGCCACACAAAAAGAAGCAGAACACAAGCTAGTCAATGCTTTGTCCTTACCCTTATGGGCAGTAGACAAAGTGTCTATGCTTCGTACATTGCCTGCTGTGATGCAATTACAGCATACCGACAGTTACCATTTCTGAGGTGTTTTATGAACAAAAGTCCGTTTATTCAAAAAGAACTAGAAATACTACATACTCGACTTCATCAAATTGATGAAAACACTTTTATAGATAGCATGTTGCAGATTATCCGCAATGCTACTGGAAAAGTGTACTCACTTCATGTTGATGTAGAAGAAAAGAAAGAAACCAAACATCCGGTTACTGCTCAAGACTTCTTAGAAGCCATTGCAAAAGTACAAAGTAATCGTGGTGCAGAGTATGAAGAACAAAGTAAAGAAGAACGTAGCTTTGCTAAGGTTGCTGCTTCATACAATGCTATTCGTGACACTAATTTAGCTGGTTCAGATATTGCTTTGATCCAAGCACAATTAAAGTTCGTTCGCCAATACTCTAATCCTGAACGTATTCACCATGATTCATTGTTAGATGCTCCAAGCTACACTGTCTTATGGTCAAGTGAACTCATGGCTGAAGCAGCGGAGAAACAACAATGTCTGAAAACAAACCCTTCTTCCGAATAGAAGAAAAAGATAAGTTTTTTCCTTATCTCAAAATTATGGCTGGTGACAAAGAAATCACGTATACCGAACTGGTTCATGCTGCTAATGTCATGCGTGACAAGTTAGCTGGGTTCGGTATTCGAGTTGACTTCACTAAAAAGGATAAACAATGACTCCTGAACAGTTTCAAGAAATGACCGATAAAATGACTGTAGAAGAATTCAAAGAATACTGTGTAACGAATAAAATTTCGTTCATTTTATCTTACGCTTCTGATTCAGATATTAATAAAGCTGCTGCTTGTAGCTTCTTTATTAACAGTAAAAACGAAGGAAATCTTCAACACGCTATGTCTAAAGAAGCTGCCAGAATCTCAGCAGCTAGTATGTGTATTAGTAAAAATTTAAAAGATCAAGAACTAATTGCCTTAGTTCAATTTTTAGGTGAATTGGATTTTCAAAAAGCCTATTTACCTAATGAAGAAGAAGAAACACCGAAATACTTAAATTAGGTTACAATATGTTTGACATTGTACGCTCCGCGTACTAATATTGATTAAAGGCTGTTAATTAGCCCTTATCAATAACGAGGTGTAACATGGATTATGAATTTCTGAATGATGTTGAAGAAACATCTGAAGTAACTCAAGATAATTCCGACCTGTATACCTTCACTATCGAAGGTGACAAAGTTGAAACTATCTTTGAAGTTTAACTACCAAACGCTGGTCTAAAAGCCCTGACTAGTTCAGGGCTTTTTATTTTGTAGTACCTAAATCAAAGAACTCCTATGAACGAATTTTTACTTAATAACCCGTGGGTTATCCTAGCTGCTATGGTATTAGCTGGTGCAGCTACTATTATGGCCGCTACTTTAGCAGTCTTTTGGTTTGGTTATTTAATTACCTATCCATTTCGCACAAAAGACTATCGCTGAATACAATCCGTATTTCAATTAAATTACAATCTCAATGACAAACACTTATTTAGTCTGGTAGCATTACTAGGCCAGACATGGCGTTTTCCCTGTGAGGTTGTGTGTTTACACAAAAGGCTATTCAAATTGAATAGCCTTATTTTTATCGGAAACACTAATGGCTTACTCACTTATAGTTGTCTTATTTATTGGTTCCACTCCTGTTCTCTATGAACAACCCAAATCCACTAAAGAACAATGTCTACTTGAAGCCAAACAAGTTAAACGTACATTCAGACAACTTAAGTTTGTGTTTCCTAACTTATTTGTTCAATCAGCCTACTGCATGGAGATCAAATGAATAAACTTGAAAAAGGATCTGAGTATGAAATTACAGCTATTATGTTGTTTCCTACTCCAACTCCTAGTTGCAATGTCATTGAAGTAAGTACATCAAAATACACAGTAACAGAAATGATTAACCCACTTACTTCTGTATACCAACTGGTTTCAGAATGGGGAACTGTTACTGAACGAACTGTATTTGTGTTTGATCCAAAATACTTCAAAAGTATCTCTAAAAGCCTTTGTGGTTGTTCTTTCTATGTTCCAGAAGAACATAAGCAAGAGTTTATCAAACTAGTTTATGATTTACTGAAATCTAATAAAATGGATTTAATTAAATCTGTTACTGAACAACTCAATGCAGTTAAAAACAACTACAAAGAGTTCTGTAAGAAAAACCCAGAGGAATTATCTATCTATGACCTCTAAGCCAACAATCATTGTTAAAAAAGCTGAACGTAATACTCAAGCCATGTACAATAAGTGGTGGGAAGAAAAGGCTTTAGTTTTCTTTAGCAATATTAATACAGTACCTATGCTTATGCATCTCGGTACTGCATTAACCTATCCTGACTCTAAGGTAAGAGAGCAGTCAATTAATAACGGTGTATTTCCATACCGTATTTACATTGGTTCTACTTTTAGCGAAGATGGACAGGATTATTTCAATTACCAAGAGTTAACTACAGTACCTAAACACTTAACTTATAACCAATTCAAAGATTTGGTTAAAGATAAACTTCGTGCTTCAGGTGTTGCTTTAGGTAACAAGTTAATCAACCAATTTCACATTGTCATTCCATTAGGTTATGAGTTAACTGAAGAATACTTAGGTAAGCTTCTTAATGAATACCGAGTATGGACACCACTAGGAAACATGATCCATGAGTCAACTACACTTCCAACTGTTATCCAAAACATTATCGCCAGCACAGTTAACCACTATGTTGCAACTTCAACACGAAACCAACTGCGCTCTAATCGACCCTAACTATTTAATCACTCGTGATGAAAAAGTAGACTTCCTGCTTGCAGCAGAACAAGAAGCTTCTGAAGCTATTGATCACTTGGATTGGAAATGGTGGGCTAAAAACCCAGCACCATTAGACTTGTGCCAATTACAATTGGAATTCATTGATGTAATTCACTTTGCATTATCTCAATGTATGATTGATGGTCATAACTTTATTTTAAGTCGTGGTTCAACTAACGTTGATGAAGTCTTCAAAGTATTTGAAGAAAAAGTTGCTACACTAATTACATCTCAATTTGGCAACGAAATGACTCAACGAATTACAGAAGATGTAGGCATTGACTCATTTGACACAACGATTATTTCAATGCTTCGTCAGATGAAAGTATGTTGTTTAGATTACCAAGCTGCACCTTTGTTGATAAATGCTTTGATTGCCTGTCATATCACTGGCATGACACCAGAAGACGTTTACACTACCTATGTCAAAAAGGCTGTGTTAAACCGCTTCCGTCGAGCCAATGGTTACAAAGAAGGCACCTACAACAAGCTGTGGTCTGGTCTTGAAGATAACGTGTATTTGGACACCGTAGCTTCTACGATTGATCCTAATGACCCCAACTACGTGAATAGCCTGTATTCTCAACTGACTATGGAATACGCTGCTCACAACCAACAACAACACTAATGTATAGGGGGGCTTAGGCTCCCCTATTTTTTAGGGAATTTTATGATCCTCTACCAAGACAACACCCCTATTCCTGTAACCGTTAAATCTCCCTCTTCATTCGGCTTTGTACGGCTCTATCACTCATTCTCTGGCAAGTATATTGCTACCCTACCTGCTCGCTTTGTACGTCAAAAGGTAGGCTCTATTACGTACAATGACCACGTTTATCGCTGGATGGATTACAACGGTTCTGTTATTGAAAAAGACGGTACGATTTACATTATCGGACCCCATCATTACGCATTCTATCTCTGCCCTAAAAATACTTGGAAAGAAAGTGCTACTTTCACAAACGAACAATTAAAAATCCAAGCTAGAGAAGACCGCAAAAATAGAAAGTAAGCTCCGCTTACTTTTCTGAGATAATAATTATGAAAGATTTACTTTTTGCTTATATTGAGCTTAATTCCGTTTTGGATTACACCCACACAGATAAATACGTTGAAGTTAGAGAATTGATTATTCAATTTAATCAGGATATGTCCACTAACTTTGATCCAGACAATACTACCTTGGAATACCTGTCTTATGATCACTCCTTTAGATCTTGATCAAGTTACCTTTCTTGCTTCTATTCAATGTCCAGTTGTACTTAAATTAAATCAGTTTCAAGATTTAATTGACATCTACAAAGCCAAAAATCTTATCAAGATTGATGTTAAAAAAACTGTAGAAAACAAAGTTACTTCTTATCTTGCTTTAGGTGATATTCAATTCTGCTTTGAAGAAGAATCACAGTTATTGGGTAAAACAAAAATCCATACCATTAAAGCTACAGAGTATCTAATAGGAAACTATGTTGATGCTATTAAATCTGAATTAGCTTATTTGGGTTACAAAGAAGAAAGACTTCAAATCTCAGGGGATGACTTGTTTGATGATTGAGGCTTAAATTATGTCTATAGGTGAATATAACTACACTCTTGTTAAGATGTTTCCTGAGATTTACTGGATTAATGAAAAATCCAGAATCAAATTTAATTCACAAGAAGAAGTAATAGATTTTCTTGCTGCTTATATCTTAGATTGTGGCTATAACAATCAATCCGTTTATATTAAGTTTTATGAAAGATACTTAATATATTTTAGATCTTCACTTGGGTATATTCCTGTGTTTTTGTTAAAAGAACACTCTAAAATTAAAACAAGTAGTTTCTCTGACTTTATTGCTTTAACACTACCTTCAATTAATACTTTTAGTTGTGAAGAAATAAGACATCTTATAGCTGAAAAAATAAAAGAAAAAGATCGAGCGTTATTTGATTACCTTTTAAGTAGAGGAAATTAAATGTCACACAGTTACTATCAACTCACTAAAATGTTTCCTGATGTTTATTGGAAAGATGGTAAACCAACTATCCCATTTATTTCTGATACAGAATTAGTAGATTTTTTAGTTGAATATGTCCTAGATAACTATGAAGAAGATTCCGGTATTTATATTTCCAAAAATGAATTGCTATCAAAATACAAAAACACAGGAAACACAAAATTTAATTGTGTCTGGAATGGGCGTACAGCAATAAACGGTTTTCTTATAGAACTAGGACTCAATAACCCAGTTTTTCTTAGAAAAAGCGCAGCAAATCGAATAAAAGAGTTAAATCCAGTAGTACATGAAATACTTTCTATTAGAGAGAAAACAACATAATGACACCTAAACAGTTTTATCAAGCTTCTTGTTTATTTCCAGATATTTACTGGCCTAATGGTAGACCTATAGTTCAATTTGATAAAAAATCAGAAGTAGGTGAGTTTGTTATTCTTTATTTAAAGGATTGCTATTTAGTAGACACATGGGTAGCTATAGAAGAACTAGCTTCAAAAAGAAGTTTTTCTATTTATCGAATGTCAGGTACTCATCTTTTACGCAAACAATTGCCTGTGTTCCTGCAAAGCGATAACGGTTATTTCAGTAACTTAATTACAGCACTGCTTTCAAATAAAAACATAGATCCAGAAGAAGTTAAAGAAAGTATAGCTATTGATTTAAGAAACAACCACCCAGAAATCTTTAATGTATTACATGAAAGATATATATCTATAATGTTAAAGAGTGACAATAAACATGGTTATGGAATCTAATCAAGAAATCATTGATAACTTGTATTTTGTATATAAGTTAACTAATGATCCAAAGTGTATTGATATTCCAATAGATTTCCCTAAACGCTTTACTGAAGATGAAATGTTTAGTTTTATTAAGCTGCTTGGTATAGCGGGTATGGTAGCGCGTAGAATATCTAAAGCTAAACACTTTACCAATACACTTTATCAATTTAACGATAAGTTTAATTTTCAATATCGAGTACAAAATAGTAAATCTCTTGTTAGCTTTTTAAGTGATAACAATACCGCTGACTTAGATGACAACTACTTAACTGTAAGCGATTCTCTTGTTGAATACTTCTTTAAGGGTAAAGTGTAATGTCTCCTGAGCAATTCTATAAAGCTTCATGCTTATTTCCTGAAATCTATTGGCCAAGCGGTGTACCTATAGTTACGTATGAGCATATGGATGATGTTCTTGAATTCATGTGTTTATATGTATTGGATTACGGTCAATTAGATCAATCCATTCAAATAAAAACAACTATAGGAAGTGATAAAGTTCATCCTTATGTTTTTAGAACAAGAAAAGCTTTTAATAAACATGAGTTTTTAGAGCCAGCTTTTATACGGATGAATAAAGCATTAAGTGCATCTTTAATGTACAGTACTATGGAATTCAATCAGTTGATTTTAAAATTGTACCAACCCAAATCTATAGAAGATGCAGATTACCTCTCCACCTCTAAGTACAGATTAGCTAAATTAATTCAAGAAAGGGACAGAAACTTATATGACACCCTTGTTGATAGATACTTATTTTCCTAACTTTGCTTGGTTAAGGAAATTTCATCCAGAAGTGTATGGATTCAATGTAGTATCTTTTGAGTTATCTCCTGATGATGCTTCCAGAATGATAATTGATTTCATAGTAGAGAAGCTTGAAAATAGTTTAACTGTTGTAATTGCACTATCAGAAGACGGAAAAAAAGTTATTTCTGCGGAGGTGTACAACGGTATAGTTAAACTTGGTTCAATAAATTATATCTTTGCAAGATTTATTTACACTGAATTTCCAAAACCACATAGTTTTTTATTTGATGTAGAAAAGGTTAGGAAATTGGTTTTAATTAGTCTTCGTACTGACCCTAGAACAAAAGATCATCCATATATAACTTACCAAGAATACCCTAAACCTTTTTCTACATACGTATTAGGCGACTTCCATGACAAATGAAGAATTAGAACAAGAGATAGAACATATTAAAATGCTCCTGTCTCTCAATGTTCCCATTGTGTTTGATCCAGTAAATAAAATTTATGATGCTCTTGCAGCAGCTACTTTATTTGCAGCAATACAAGCTGCAAAATTAGACAATAAAAACATTATTGTTGGGTTCAACACAGAAAAAACAGTTAATTATGTTTTTGCTCGTAATTTAACTCTTAATGAATTCACTAACAAATTAAACGTAAATTTAAAGGTCACTACAGATGAACTACGCAGAACTACTGTATCGGATTATATTGTCGATGTTGACCTCGGTTGAGGTCTTGTTAGTTACAGATAGTAACTTACTCGCTTATTTTACTTTAGGCTTCTTGGCTTTTTATGCGTCTATTGATTTAATCATAGTGCCGTATGAGGCATACCTTTATTCATTGGAATTGGATGACTATGAAGATGACGTACAAAGATACAATAAGTGAAATTCAAGTAGCAAAAAATAGAACAGTTGTTTATCAACTACTTTCTAAAGCAGGTATTGAAGCTGGTGGTATTGGTAATTCTATTTCTCGTTTAATTAGCAAAGCAGTAAGAGATAAAGATTATCAATTAGGTGTTCTATTAAGAACAGCTAAAGCCAGATTAGACCAATTGGAGAACATCCAATGACAAAATCAATGCTATCAAATATGAGTGTGGATGAATTAGCTAAACAAATTTTAGGTAATAAAGATCCCACATTCGATTACAAAACTGCTGCTGAAATCCTTGCTGCTAAAACCCAAATCCTTTCATTCCATTACAAACAGCTAGAACATGACGTACAAGTTTTAGCTTCTAATACCAATCGTTAAATAAACAGGGTCGGCTCCGCCGACTCTTATAAACATCCCAAAGGAAAACACCATGTCTAGTATTAACTTTGATTTAAATTATGATCAGTGCAAAGAACAAGTAAAAATGGTTCTTAAAGCTGGTTTGGTTCCAATGATTGAATCAGCGCCGGGAATCGGTAAATCTTCAATGATGCGTGAAATCGCTGAAGAACTGGATTTATTCCTGATTGACGAACGTATCTCTACTCGTGAACCGTCAGATATGACTGGTTACGTGTTACCTACAGACAGCGTGGATTTAAACGGTAATCCATTCAAACAAATCCAAACTGCCCCTCTGGACATTTGGCCACTGGAACACACTCCATTACCAATCAACCCAAAAACAGGCCAACCATATAAAGGCTGGTTGATCTTCTTGGATGAATTACGTTCAGCTACTCCTGCTGCACAAGCTGCCTGTTACCGTGTCCTGTTAGACCGTGAAATCGGCAACAAGAAGCTGCATAAGCGTGTTCTGTTGGCTGCTGCATCTAACCGTATGGAAGACAACGCTGTTGTTCATGACGCTGGTACAGCAATGCAATCACGTTTGACTTGGTTGGGTTTACGTTCAGATTTAGACATCTGGATCAACAACGTAGCTATTGGCCGTAGTCTGGATGCTCGTGTAACTGCTTTCGTACAGTGGAAAGGCATTCAAGCACTGAACAACTTCAACCCAGATCACCAAGAAAAAACATTCACTTGTGAACGTACTTGGGAAATGGCCAGCAAGATTTTGAAGAAAAACTTCCCACAAGTCGGCCCGATTCCTAACGAGTATGCTGCTGTATTCGTAGGTACAATCGGTCAAAGCATGGCTTTGGAATTCATCGCATTCACTCAAATTTACTCTAATTTAGTGACATTTGATGATATTGTACAAAACCCATTAGGTGTAGCAGTTGACGTTAACCGTCCTGACATTATGTTTGCTACCGTGTCTAACATTCAAAGTAATTTGAATGCAAGCAACATGGGTACTGCGCTTGATCCAGTAATGAAATTCATTAACCGCGTTGGTATTGAATTCCAAGCACTTGTTGTACAACACATTTTACGTACTGACCCTATGGTTGCACGTACAAACAATGAAGTTGTTACTTGGATTAGCCAGAAACAAACTTTCTTGAACAATAAACGTGCTCAGGTACAGGCAATTCCAATGCCACCACAACCATCAACACAAGATGATGACGATGCCCCTGATGCACCGTGAGGTGAACCATGTCTAAAACAACAATGGACTTAGCTGCACAAGCTTGGGATCAAACAAAATTCTTCTTTGCGACGGACACTAAATCAGTGTTCGTCTCAACGATTTTGTTTAACATGAATTTCTTTTGGGAACCAAAAATCCCAACTGCATGTACCAATGGCTTAGATTTATACGTTAATCCAGACTTTCTATTAAGTCTTCAACCGGATGAACGTGTATTCTTAGCAGCACATGAAGTATGGCATGTAGCCTTCAATCATGTTACTCGACTGGAAACCAGAAATCCTTATTGCTGGAACAGAGCAGCAGACCATGCAATTAACTTAATGTTAAAGCAGCAAGGTTATGCTGTTCCAGCATTTGCATTGTGTGATCAACAGTTCACTGGTATGCAAGCGGAAGATATTTATGAGATCTTAATTCTTGATCCAGAAAATAGTAAGCCGTTTGACCACAGTGACATGCAATACCAAAACCCAAATACGAATCCAGCTAATGTACAGCAAATCAATAACACAATTTTGAAAGCTAGTACTGCTGCTTCGTTAAAAGGTCAAGGTGGAACAGTCCCAAGCACCATTACATCTACAATCCAAGAAATCATTACACCAGTAATTAACTGGAAAGTGTTGTTTCAACGATTTGTGCAAATGGTAGCTAAGGTTGATTACTCATTCAAAAAGTACAACAGACGTTACTTCCCTCATGCAATTTTACCTACTTTGTCAGGTGAAAAAGTTAAAGAAATGGTTGTAGCTTATGATTCATCTGGTTCAGTATCAGATGATGACTTAAGAGCATTCTTGGGTCAAACCAACAAAGCAAGAACCATTCTACAACCTGAGAAAACAACAATGTTAATGTTTGACACTAGTGTCCGTGACGTTAAGGTGTTTCCTCAGAATAAACCAGCGAAGTATGTAGACTTTACTGGCAGAGGTGGTACTGACCCTAGTTGTGTTTTTGAATACCTCAAAGAAAACAACATCAATCCAGTGTGTTTAGCAATCTTTAGTGATATGGATTTTCAACCATTGGATATTTCATTCAGACCAAAATACCCCGTATTGTGGGTTAGTTATAAAGCTTACGGCAAACCAGAAGTTAACTTCGGCCAACTTGTGATTATGCCAGAGGAAAAAAAATGACACTAGTTCTTACCGCAGACCAGCAAAACTTAGTGCAAGAGTTTGAAAAATTCTTGTTAGACCCCGTAAGAAAACGTTTTATTATTAACGGTAAGCCCGGCTGTGGTAAGACTACTATTCTTCCGATTCTCGAAGAAAGAGCACATGATTTAACCCAGTTTCTGAATAAGTTACTGGGTGAAAATCAACGCATTGCCGTTCAATACACAGCTACAACCAATAAAGCTGTAGAAGCCCTGTCTGAAAAGATTCCTGATCCAGCAAATGAAATCTGCACAATCCATTCCTTCTTAGGTTTGATTGTACGTGATGACTATGCTACTGGTACTTCCAAATTAGTTAAAACCAACAATTACAAAGTACATAGTAATGTACTGTTATTCATTGATGAAATGTCAATGGCTAATACAGAGTTATTAACTATCATTGATCAATCAACAATTGACTCAAAAGTTGTATTCATTCTTGATCAAAACCAAATTCTCCCAGTATTTGAGAACAGTATTCCATTACTGTCTCGTTATCAAGTTGACGTAAACCTAACTCAAATTGTACGTCAAAAGCAATTGTCTTGTGGCTCTATTCATCCAATTGCTAAGTTAACTGAAGACCTATGGAATACAGTTAACAACAAAGAAGATTTACCTGATTTAATGCAGTATGTTGATAATCAACACATCTTTCATTTAAAAGGTGCAGCATTAAAATCAGCAATGGAAACTGAGTTTGATAAACCAGACTCAGAACATAACTGCCGTATCTTGGCTTGGACTAACAAGAAAGTTAACCAATACAATGCATTTATTCGTAAATACAAAGGTAAGCCAGTTGAAATTGAGAAAGGCGAATTCCTCATTGCAAATGAAGCAGTAACTAGTAACGATGTAACTATCATCTCTAACCAAGAAGAAGTTTACATTACTAGTGCCACTGAAGTCTTAACAGATGACTTAGGTATTCAATTCCAAAAGCTATCTGCTAGAACAAAAAGAGGCACTTACCTCGTAAAACGTGCCTTAGACCAAGATCATCTCAATAAGTGGATTAACTACTATGCCAAACTAAAAGACTGGCCTAAGTATTTTCAACTTAAAAAAGATTACTCAGATTTACGTATGGTTTATTCAAGTACCGTGCATAAATCACAAGGGAGTACATACGAAGCTGTATTTCTAGATTTAAGTGATATTTGTTCCAATAACAAATTGGAAGAAGTAAGACGACTAATCTTGGTTGGTTCATCAAGACCAACACAACGTTTGTACTTAACAGGTGAAATCCCTAAAAAGTATTTAAAGGTGTAACATGTCAGTCAAACTAGATTCTATTCTTTGGTATGACGCAAATGCATCAGAGCAACTATCATGCCAATCTGGTGTTATGCTTTATGTAATGGAGTACATTAAAAAGCTAGTACGTCCTACAGTTCAGCGATTTGATTTTAGAGTATCAACTGGTTTGTCATTTCATTTTGTTGAATATAACGGTTCATACTACAACGTATCTGGAATACATGACTATTATTTTATTTCTAAACATGATTACACTATTTTAGTGTCAAGAAAAGATTCTTGTTCTAGTTCATCTTCTATAGTCAGAATGCTGTCTGATAAAGACTTTTGGGTTTTACCTTATTCAGAATTAAATCAAGAAGCTAGAAATCTCTTTTTAAAGATTAAAGAGTTAATTGATTTATCTGAAAATCTGTATTCTTACTTATGCAGAATAGTGAATCTCTTTAAGAATCAAAATCCAAAGGAAATGCACTACAGGATCAGACAATTAAACTTCCAGCCTGTCATTCCTTTCAATCTGCCGTATGCTAGTGAAACATTTTCAGAGCAGTTAACCCAACAAGAAATTGAAAAGTTCAACACCCACAAAAAGTTCTTTTTTACTTCTTCAGAAGAAAATAAACTTGCTCAGGAAATGCTCATTTACCAGCTAATCTGATGGAGAACAAATGTACCACTTAACCTTTCAGGAAACCTCCGAAAACATACCTTACAAGCTTGCAGTGGTACTCCCCTACCCTGCCATCCAGCAGAAAAAGAATGTCGAAGAAGCCTACTGTAAGCCGTTTGGAATAGACCCTAAGGAAGTGATTTTCTTCGGGTTTATTACTCCCGCCAACGGTAAACAGATGCCAGCAAAAGAGGCCAAAGATGCTGCGGCAAATGTTATGGCAGCCTGTGAACACCTTGGCATTAAGACCATCTATATCGCTGAAACATCCATCTTTAAAGCTGCTTCAGGGGTTAAGAAGGCTACCCCTTACCTTGGTATTCCCACGCCCTGTAAGGACGATACAAAGCCCTTTACACTGGTCTATGGCATTAACCATCAACGGCTATTCTATGATCCAAGTCTTAAAATGGAATTGGAACGAGGCTTTAACATTGCCTACTCAATTGCCGATGGCCGTAACTACGAAGTCATTCCACCGGATTTAAGAAAAAAAGTAGTTATTGTTGATGATTACTTTGAGATCCAATCAAAATTAATTGAATTACTTTCCGAACCCAAGTTATCTCTTGATGCTGAAACATTCAGTTTGAAGTTTTATGAAGCTGGCTTAGGTACGTTTACTTTGTCCCCTTCAGAAGAATTAGCTTATGCTTTTCCATGCGATGTAATGGAAGAAGATGGACAATCAATTCGTGAAGTTAATATTCCAGTCAGACGTTTATTAAAGACTTTCCTAGATAATTATCGTGGAACAATGGTTTACCATAATGGTAGCTACGATATGAAAGTTCTTATCTATGTTCTGTACATGGAAGAAAAACTCCACAACTTAAAAGGTATGTTAACTGGCATAGAAGCCTTAACTACCAAAATGAAGTTTGAAGACACTAAGTTAATTACCTATGTGGCTACAAACAGTACATCAGGCAATGACTTATCACTTAAACATCAAGCAAGAGAATTTGCAGGTAATTACGGTTTAGGTGATGACATCAAAGACATTCTTAAAATTAAACTAGAAGACCTGTTAATCTATAACGGTATTGACGGTTTAAGTACTAATTATGTCTACAACAAACATTGGCCAACAGTTTTATCAGATAATCAAGAATACGTTTATCGTGAAATTCTCCTTAAATCAGTTAAGTTATTCTTACAAGCAGAACTAACTGGTATTCCTATTTCACTTGAAAAAGTGAAAGAAGTAGAAGAAATTCTTAAACAAGCCAGAAAGGAACAAACAGATAAGCTTTATGCTAATCCAGCAGTACTTGAATATGTTCCTAAGCTCCAACAAAAGAAAGTTGATCAGCACAATGCTAAGTTAAAAACTAAGCGTGTTGGTTTAGACTTGTACTCTCATATTACTTATAATCCTGGTTCTGACCAACAAACAGTTGAGTTATTAATTGAACAAGGTCAAATGGTGTATGAAGATACAACTGATTCTGGAGCACCATCAGTCTCTAAAGATGCATTAATTAAAATTAAAGCACTAAACCAAGATAAACCTATTTATCTAGAAATAGTTGATGTACTTATTGAATTAAGTCAAATTGACATTCTCTTAGATAACTTCATTGAAGCATTCAAGAATAACTCTGCTTATCGTGAAGGAATGGGTTATTTTTTATTTGGTTCATTCAACATCGGTGGTACTGTATCTGGTCGATTAAGTTCATCTAAACCAAACTTACAGAATTTACCATCCAAAGGTAACAAGTATGCTTATTTAATTAAGTCATGCTTCGTTGCGCCTAAAGCAAGATACATAGTTGACAAGGATAAGTGGCGGAGTATACTGGCTCCTTACAAAGACATTTGAGAGGTGCCAGTATGCAAGAAACTAGTCGTGGAGCAATCACTAAAACAAAGCTGTACCATATCTGGGACAGCATGTATCAACGTTGTTTAAACCCTAATTCGTCCGGCTACCATAAATACGGTGCTAAAGGTATCGGTGTTTGCGCTGATTGGCTAGACGCCTATAACTTTATGGGTTGGGCTTTACTTAACGGGTATAGAGATGGTTTAACTATAGAACGAGTAGATTTTACTAAAGACTACTCACCACAAAACTGTACTTGGATACCAGCAGAATACCAAGCTCAAAATAGAGGTAAAAGTAGTTTAAATACTTCTGGTTTTGTTGGTGTTAATTGGCATAACGAAAAAAAATGCTGGATTGCACGAGTTACAGTTAAGGGTAAAAGAACAGAAATAGGTAAATATGACTCTGCTATAGAAGCTCACTTAGCCAGAGGAAAATATTTTAAAGATAACAACTTATTGGATAATTTGAGAACTTATGAATTACAGCACAAAGACATTACTATTTGAACTGGATGCATTAGTTGAGTCTGATGAAATACATAAACATACCAAAAGAATAACGGAGATAATTAAGCTATTACCAGAACAACTTAGAGATAAAGTCAAAGAAGCTGTAGTTTATGATGCTGGATGGTTATTTTGTGGCGCAGACTTTGCTTCACTTGAAGATAGAATCTCTGCATTACAAACCAAAGACAAGAATAAACTAAAAGTGTACACAGATGGTTATGATGGTCACTGTTTACGTGCGTATGGTTATTTTAGTGAAAACATGCCAGATATAGTTGATACAGTTGATTCTATCAACTCCATCAAAAAGTTATACCCTGATGAACGCCAAGACAGCAAAGAACCTACATTCTTATTAACGTATGGTGGTACTTGGCATGGATTGGTTTATAACTGTGGCTTTAGTGAACAAAAGGCCAAGTTAATTGAACAGAGATACCATGTTCTTTACAAAGAGTCAGATGAATGGGTAGAAAACCGTATCAAACAAGCCTGTAAAGACGGCTACGTTGAAGTGGCCTTTGGGCTTAGGGTTCGTACACCCATCCTCAAGCAGACTATTCTGAACACATCCAAGACGCCATACGAAGCCAAAAAAGAAGCAAGAACCGCTGGTAACGCTTTAGGTCAATCCTACTGTATGCTTAACAACCGCGCTGGTATCGAGGTACAAGAAAAAACCTTAGCATCGGAGTACGCAATGGACATTTGGCCATCGTGTCATATCCATGATGCTCAGTATTTCTTAGTACGTAACAAGATTGATCCAATTCACTTCTTGAACGAAACTCTAGTACCAGCAATGGAATGGCAGGATTGGCCTGAAATCCAACACCCGACAGTTAAGTTAGGTGGGGAATTGTCCGTCTTTTACCCATCTTGGAATGATGAAGTAACTATTCCAAATGGAGCCAGTAAAGATGAAATCAAAGCAATAGCAAAAGGTAACAAACAATGATTAGAGTTGTTCCAGTTCAAGCATCACATAACGTAGTGACTGACACTAAGTTATTTACCATGCTTGCAACTTATCCTCGTGCAGTTCATGCACAACTTCTGACACATCGAGATAAAAGCAAGAATAGTTCATCTAGTCGTGCTATTCCGGTGTTAACTGAAATTGAAAACATCAAAGCAGATCCTGTTCAAATCTTTTGGACACAAAACCAAAAAGGTATGCAAGGTAAACGTATTACAGACCAAAAACTAATTGATGAATTAGATTCTCTGGTTCTGGAACATCGTGAAGATGCGTTTGAATTCGCTAAAAAACTATCTGATAAAGATGGCTACAACATCCACAAACAAAACGTAAACCGTTTCCTCGAACCATTCTCAAACATTACAGTATTAATCTCTGCAACTGAATGGGAAAACTTTGATTGGCTTCGTATTGATGAAGCTGCTCAAGGTGAAATCGAAGAACTGGCCAAACAATTACGTGATTGCCGAAATGAAATGGTAGCAATGCCAATTTATGAAGGTGAATATCACGTACCATTCGTTGACCGTGTACGTGATGAAGATGGTGTTCTGCGCTATTACAGCATGGATGAAGCACATCAAGAACTTGAATTGCAAGATGCAATTGATGTAAGTACTTCATGCGCTGCACAAACAAGCTACCGTAAATTAGATGACAGCTTGGAAAAAGCAGCAGATGTGAAAGCCAAACTGACTCAAGGTGATAAGTTACATGCTTCTCCATTTGAACATGTTGCTACACCAATTCAGCTACCAATTCACAATCTTAAAGATTTACCTTTAAGTTTGTTTATGGAAAAACTACCAAAAGGTATTACTCACGTATCTCGTGATTTATCTTTATGGTCTGGTAATTATCGTAACTTCATTCAGTATCGTCATTTAATGTAAGGTGAAACAATGCAAAACTACATTGGAACCAAATTAGTTAAAGCTATGCCAATGACTCGTCAAGAGTACAATGACTTACGCGGTTGGAAAGTACCTGCTAATGAAAATCCTGAAGATGATGGTTATTTAGTTGAATACCCTGATTCTGAAGCTAACCATCAAGACTTTGCTGGTTACATTTCATGGTGTCCTAAAAAACAATTTGAAGAAGCAAATATTTGCTATTCATATTACAGAAATAAACCTGACTTCGTTAATCGTATGCTAGCTGAGTACGCTCAGTTAACATACCGTATTAATAAACTACATTCATTCTTGTCTGGTGAAGCTATGCTTTCTACACAAGAAAGAGATTTAATGGTTTGTCAGCTTGCAGCAATGCGAAATTATGCTGATGCATTAAAAGTACGAATTGTTGCATCAGGAGTTCAGGTCTAATGGAAAATCAACATCGTTTAATCAAAGGTTATCGTGAATTAACTCAAGTCGAAATTGATTTGATGAATCGCATCAAAGCCAAAGGCCGTGAAATGCTTGAACTTCAAAAAGAAGTTCTTGAATACTTGGATAATCAAGTAAAAAACACGGAATGGAGTGCTGAACTTGAACAACATCTTGAACATACAACACCTAATCGTTGGGCTGCATTAGCTAAAACCGATATGCAAACTGCAACTATGTTTTTAGTTCGAGCAGTGGCACAACCAACTGATTGATCCAAGCACAATTAACAAGCCCCTTCATTGGGGCTTTTTTATAGGTGATTTATGAAAAAAGGTGATTACTCTTTAAGTCCAGAAGACTTTAAAGCTAAGTACGGTTATCCATTGTTTGATCTATTTCAAGATGAAAATATTTTCAAACACGTAGCTCAACAAAAATTAGCTAAACAACAGGAACAAAAAGATGATTCATGTAACGGAAAAAGTATGTAAATACAAACCTTTTGCTACTTGTGATTCATTAAGTGATTTGCTGGCTTTTGACACAAAAGATGCTTTTACTAAATGTGGTATGTTTCCAATTTACTTATATGGTAAAAAGAAAGCATTTTACATTACTAATCAATTTGCTGAGTTAATTCAGAGTGTAAATATCTACGGATTACCTAATCCTATTAATTTAATACTCAGATATGCTGATGACGGTACATTAGGGTTCCAGTTTCAGTATATTATTGGTGGTTACAAACTCGTTTTGTTATCTCCACAACAGCAAGTAGAGTTCATTAAGCTCTTTGATTCTCTATAACCAAACCTTACGTATACCGCACTCCCTGCGCTCACTGGCGTTCGCTTGGGGCGCTATATACGTAAGGTTTGTATAGTGACAACGAGAATAGAAAAAGTCTTGAGGACGAGGCCACGCCGAGGACGCTAAGACTTTTGAGATTCGAGTTGGAACGGTGCAAACCTTACGTATATATATGGGAGTAGGGGATCAGTATTTACAAGGGTTAGCGGGGAGTTTTACGGAAGAAAATCTTCCTTTTTAAAGCAAAAAAGGAAGAAAATCTTCCTTTTTTACAACTCAGTGATGTATCCTTGAGGTGGCAAAATCAGAAGGTACACACATGACTAATAGTAATATAGTCCTTGCAGAATTGCAACGGGATGAAGCCCTTTCTATCACTAAGATCCGTAAACCTGTTGGTTTATATAGCTGCATAGGCGAATCAGGTCGAGCCAAAGGCAAGCAAAACATGAGCGCTTTTTCAGTATTCAAAACATTCTCTGCTGTGGAATCCCTAGAGTTTTTCACTATGGCTGAACATAGGAACAGACTCACTAATTTAGTTGATGCTTTCTACATATCTGACTATTCAGAATCAGAAGTAAAAAGATTCAGACAAGCAACTAAATCTCTCATTGAAAAAGACTGCATCAAACTAGTTTCTAAGAAAGAAAAAATATACATGATTAATCCAAGATTAATTCTTGGTTCTTTTGAATGTATGGATGAGTTAATCAAGCAATACCAATCCTTAGACAGCAAGGAAAAATAATGAAATACACTAACAAAACTAAAATGTCATTACCAATGGCATTATGGTTAGCTACTGAAACCTATGGTGGAAGTAATAACTTCGACAAAAAACAAATCAGCGTAACTACACTCTTACGTCCTCTTAAACAGTCTATTCTTGGTTTCCATACCAAAGTAACTGAAATTGACGTATTAGGTGTATTGGCTTCTCGCAAAGGTACTGCTGTACACGATGCTATTGAGAAAACCCTTAAACAAACCAACATTTATAAAACAATGTTGAATTTGGGTTATTCTGAAGAAGAAGCTGCTGCTATTCGTGTTAACCCTTCACCAGAAGAACTACGTTTAAATCCAAACATTGTTCCTCTGTATTCTGAAATCCGTACTGATAAATTAGTCGGTGATTGGACAGTTTCAGGTGAATTTGACTTAGTGGTTGATGGTGAAGTTCAAGACGTTAAAAATACCAAAGTGTACTCTTACACTAAAGGTAATAACGATGACAAATACATCAAACAGGGTAGTTGTTATCGTTGGTTAAATCCAACAATCATTACTAAAGACACAATGAAAATCCAATTCATTTTGGATGACTGGTCTTCTGTAATGGCTTTAAATAGCAAAAACTATCCACCACATCAGTTAACAGAAAAGACATTTGATTTAATGTCTTATCATGCTACTGATAAGTTTGTACGAGATAAAATTGCAGATATTGAATATTACATGCAGTTTGATCCAGATGAAGTAGAAGATCATCTACCACCGTGTACTGACGAAGACTTGTGGCGTTCTGAATCAGAATACAAGTACTACTCTACTATCGGTGCTATTCGTGCTACTAAAGCTGGATTTGACACTTTAGCTTCTGCAATGCTTTACATGCAGAATGAAAAAGCTGGTAAAGGTGAAGTACGTGAAATTAAAGGCCAAGTAAAAGGTTGCTTATACTGCAATGGCTTTGCTCGTTGTAAACAGAAGAACCAATACTTATTAGATGGCACTCTCATTCTTAAGGAACCAGTGTAATGACTTTATTTGACTACTTTATTGTTGGTGTAACTATCTTTGCTTTAATCGTAGATTTCTATTTCTTAAATAAATGGCACAACGATGCTATTAAAGAAAAAGAACTTTTACGTAAACATCTACACGATTATCGTGAAGAACACAGAAATGTTTTAAGACGTTTCGCTGAGTTAGAAGAAGTAGTAGATATTCACAGAAATGTTATTACTTCTCAAGTAAACCAGAAATTTGCTATTTTACATAGCAAAGTTAATGGGATTGAAAAAGTGTTGTCTCCGACAACTGTTGTTGAAAAAGACTCTGAATCAAAACCTCATTCAAAAGCTTCCTTTTCACCATTGCAAAAACGTATCATTAAACAGGCTTACCTAAAGGAAATCGCATCAGCAACACCTGATTTAGATTTCTTGGTTCGTGAACTTAATAAGCAACTTGGATTGAATAAATCTAAGCGTTCGTACCAAGGTTATTGGAGCCAAATTAAACATGAAAGATCTTAAAACAGTCCCCTATCATCCAATGTCAGAAATGCTGGTGGATGTCTTGTGTAAAAAAACACAACGACTGAACACCCAATTCTTCAGGGTACAGGTAGCCTACTTCCTCGGTAAAATGGCTTCTATGATGCGCTGTAGCGTTCAATCGACTACCCGCAACACTATCCCTGTAAACGTCTATGCCATTAACCTAGCGCCTTCTGGCTCTGGTAAAGGCCATTCGACAAACATCATTGAACGGGAGATTATCAACGGGTTTCGGGATGCTTTCCTGTCTACGGTATTCGAGGAAATCAAGGATATTAACCTTGCTACGATTGCCCTAGACCGTCATTCCAAGACGGGGAAAGACCAAGATGCGATCTTAAAGACTCTGCAAGGTGAGTATGTCAATGCGGGGAATATGGCCTTCTCATTCGATAGCGCCACTCCTGCTGCAATCAAGCAACTACGCCATAAATTACTATTGGCTGGTGCTGGATCACTCTGTTTAGAGATTGACGAAATTGGTTCTAACTTGATTGGTAACACCGATGTTCTGAACACCTTTATGGAGTTGTATGACATTGGAACCATCAAACAAAAGTTAACCAAAAACACCAACGATAACACTCGTTCAGAAGAAATTGTAGGTAGTACACCAGCCAATACATTATGGTTCGGTACACCCGCTAAATTAATGGATGGAGCCAAAGTAGAAGAAACCTTAATGGAATTCTTTGAAACTGGCTTTGCTCGTCGTTGTATGGTGAGTTACACACGTAAAAACGAACGAATGAGAGATATGAGCAGTCAAGATATTATTGACATGCTTAATGACCCTCAGTTAGCAGCATCCATTAGTTTACTTCACAATCACTTCACCAGCTTAGCTACTACAAATAACTTCAACAAAGTAATCATTGTTCCTAATGATGTTGAAACTTTGCTAGTTGAGTATCATCAAATGTGCGAAAGCATTGCAGATGATATGAAAGAACATGAAGAAATTCGTAAAGCAGAAATTGCACATCGTTATTTCAAAGTGTTAAAGCTTGCTGGTATCTATGCATTTATTGATGGATCAAACGTAGTATCTGAAGACAACTTGTATGCAGCTATTCGTTTAGTTGAAGATTGTGGTGAATCATTTAAAGCATTGTTAAGTCGTGATCGAGCTTACGTTAAATTAGCAAAGTACATTGCTGATGTAGGTACTCAAGTCACTCATGCTGATATGGTTGAAGAATTACCTTTCTTTAAAGGTTCTCAAGCAGCTAAGCAAGAAATGATGACCTTAGCAATCGCATGGGGGTATAAAAACAATATCATTATCAAGAAATCATTTGAAAGTGGTATTGAGTTCCTATCTGGTGAATCAATCAAAGAAACTGACATTAGTAAGATGTTAATTGCTTACAGTCGTGATTTAGTTGATAAGTATAGTCGTGCTGAAGTTAAATTCTTCGGTATGAAAAAGTTTTTGATGAACAATCATCTTCATTTCGTAAACCATGACTTAAAAGATGGCTATCGTGACGAAGATCACATCATTCCCGGATTCAACATGCTTATTCTGGATGTTGATGGAACTACTACAATCCAAACAGCACAATTGCTGTTAAAAGACTTGATGCATGTGATTTATACAACTAAATCGCATACACCTACTGACCATCGTTTCAGAATTCTACTTCCAATGAGCCATGTGTTAAAGCTGGATTCAAAAGAGTACAAAGAATTCATGGACAACGTGTTTGAATGGTTGCCATTCCAAGTAGACACTCAAACTTCACAACGTTCGCGTAAGTGGAGAACTTGGAAAGGTGATTACTATGAAAACAAGCATGGTGAGTTGTTTAACGTATTGCCGTTTATTCCTAAAACAGCACAGAACGAAGAACGTAAGAAAGCAATTCTGGATACTCAATCTCTGACTAATTTAGAGCGTTGGTTCATTCAGAAGACTGGTAACGGTAATCGTAACGGTCAATTGCTCAAATACGCTTTACTTTGTGTTGACCAAGGGTATGATTACCACTCTACTCTGAAAGCTGTTCAACAGCTTAACGAGAAGTTGCAAGATCCAATTTCTGACCAAGAAATCCTGACTACCGTTATGGTAACTGCTGGTAAACGCATCTCTGAAAACCAAGATAAGGTAAACGATGAACAATAACATTATTCTTGTTAGTGGTTCCTCTGGCACTGGTAAATCCATGTGTCTTAGGAACTTAGAAGATCCTGAAGGTGTTTTGTATCTAAACTGTGAATCCAATAAAGGCTTGCCCTTCCAACGTGGTTCACTGTTCAAGAGTAAAACCATTCAAGATCCATACAAGGTTTACGATTACTTGAACCAAGCTGTTCAACACTCAGGCAAGATTCATACAGTTGCTATTGATACTGTAACTATGCTTATGGATATGTTTGAATCCAAGTACGTATTAACTTCAGCTAACACTCAAAAAGCTTGGGGCGATTACGCTCAATACTTTATCTCATTAATGCAAGATTTCGTTGCTGCTATGCCACAACGTGTAATCATGTTAGGACACACTGCTGAAGTTCTTAATGAAGATAAGATTTCTCAAATCGTAGTTAAAGTAAAAGGTTCATTGATGAACCGTGGTATTGAAGCTTATTTTTCTAATGTAATTTCAACTAAGCGTATGCCGCTGAAAAAGTTGGAACCATACATGAACAACAATCCGCTTCTTACTTTATCACCTAAAGAACAAGCTTTAGAGTTCAAACACGTTTTCCAAACCAATTTAACCAAAGATACGATTAATGAGCGTATTCGTGGCCCTGAAGAACCTCCAATGTGGTCTTTAGAAGAAACGTTCATTAACAACGACATTGAATTAGTCTTACAAAGACTGAAGAAATACTACGCTGTATAACCGGAGATACAAACATGTCTTTACTTAAAAAATCTGCTGCCATTGGTAGCGATGTTAAAAACACGAAAGAACAAGACCGCTTAGGTGGTACTTCTGTCAAAGAAACTGATGTTTACGCTGCTACTATTGACTCCATGTACATGACCCAAGCTAAGTCAGGTGCAGTTGGTGTAGTACTGAACCTCAATTTCAAAGATGGCTCAAAGTTCTCTGAAACTATGTATATCACCAACAAAAACGGTGAAAACACATACAAGAACAAAAGCACTGGTGAACTCGAATTACTTCCGGGTTTACTGATGTTGGATTCTCTGTCTCAGATGTTAATCGGCAAACCACTTGCTGATAATGATTCTGAAGAACGTAAACTGGACATTTACGATTATGAATCTAAAGCAACTCGTCCTACTGCTGTTGAATGTTTGGTTGATTTCTTCAAAAAAGAAGTTCAAGTTGCACTTGTCAAAGTACGTGCAAACAAACAAGTCAAAGGTGATGGTGGTTATGTTGATTCTCCTGATGAACGTTTCTTTAACCGTATCGAAAAGTTCTTCAATGCTGATGGTCAAACCAACACTGAACAGCAAGCCAAAGTTCCAGCTAATTTCATTAACCAATGGTTAGAAAAGAACAAAGGCAAATTACGTGATGAATACAAGCAAGTTGCTGGTGTTCAATCAGGTGCTCCTGCTCAACGTAAGCCTATCACTCCACCAGCCACTCCTGCGGCTGCTGGTGCAGCTTCATCTGATGACGATGATCTGTTTGGTGAAGACTAATAGAAGGGGCTGTGCCCCTTCCTATGAGGTTCTATGAGCATTATTAAAGTTGTCGGTCTTGATCCATCCATGAATAACTTTGGCATGGTAAAAGCCGATTTAAATTTAGATACTTTGGATCTAACTAACGTTGAACTTCTTCTTTCACAACCAGTAATTGAAGAAACTAAAACTGTTAGACAAAACTCCAAAGATTTAGAGAAGGCTAAACAGCATTGGGAGAAGCTACAATCGTTTATCCCTGCTGAAGCTATTGTGTTCGTAGAAGTGCCAGTAGGAAGCCAATCAGCTAGAGCTATGGCTTCTTATGGTATGTGTATCGGTGTTCTAGGTTGTATTTCTAACAATATGATCCAAGTAACACCACTTGAAGTTAAATTAGCTGCTGTTGGATCAAAAACTGCTACCAAAGCAGAAATGATCGAATGGGCAACTAATAAATATTTGTCTGCAAAATGGTTGACTACAAAACGTAATGGTGTAATATCTTTTACAGACAAAAACGAGCATTTAGCTGATGCATTAGGTGCAATCCATGCAGGGCTAAAAACTCAAGAGTTTAAAACCCAACTATCATTCCGAAGGAAAACATCATGTTGAAATTATCTTTAGACAAAACCGCTGTTGAAGTTGCTGTTCGTGCTCACTTGGCTGCCAAATTCCCAGCACTGGTTACTCCAGAAGCAAACATTGCAATCAAAATCGTTGTTGGCAAAGGCGAAGTAACTGGCGTTGACATCGCAGTAGGCGAAACTGACGAAGATCTGTCTGCTTTCAATGCACCGAAGCCAGTTGTTAAGCGTGGCGGTCGTAAAGCGAAAGCCGCTGCTGCTGAGTAATCAGTATGCAACGAATTAAGGCCGCATTTGCGGCCTTTTTTATTGCTATTGCATTTGTAGCTTGGCCTTTGTTCTTAACTGCAACCTGTGTTGGCATTATATTTTATGTCATTTACAGATTAATCAGAGAAGAACAAAAGTCAAAAACTGAAGATTAGCGGCTATTTGATAGCCGCTAGTGTTAGAGTTTCCCCAATTGCTGACAAGATAATCTCGATAGCATTAGTTAAACGGTTTAGTAAGTTTTCTAATGTCAGCATTGTATCGTATGGATCTTCAATATCCCCTAAACCATACTGGCTTACAGCAGAGAACAGTACAGTTAATGGTTTATCAATTGCCAATTTCACTAATACTTTCTGAGCACGTAAAATGTACTTAGTAAAGATCATAAAACCAATCTTATTAAACATACTTATTAATGGGTGTGTAGCATAGTCATAGTCTACATAAGTTTCCATTACATCATCTAAGTTTTGTTTATCCTCCATCCCTTCCTCTTTATTGTGCATATAAAGAGCGTATCTAGCAGTAAAATCACCCATCTGAACCATCTTAAACATTAATTTGTAAAGACGAGTATCATGAGTCATTAAACCAGTCTTAACCAAATCAGTGATTACATCTGGAACTTTATCAGTTACATTTTTGAACTTATCCATCAATTCAGTAGAGTAACTAAACAAGTCATTCTCAGAATCCATGTCTTCTACAACAGTCTGGAATACACCATTCTTAATTAAGAAGTGGACTGGATTAGAATGTACTACTCCTTCCAACTCTAGTTTACGTGATATGGCTTCCTTACGTTCTTCATCACTTAAATTTTTAGCTTCTAATTGTAAGTTTAACTGGTCAATTTCATGAACCATACGCATATACTGGTTCGTGTAGTTAAACCCTTCAATCATTCTGGTAATAGTTTTTACTAAGCTGCCTGTTTTCATAGAAGTCAGCAATACGTTTGACATAATGTTTGCTAAACCAGTAACACCAGATTTAACTACAATAATGTCTTTGGCCATACGCAACGCTTCATAAGTCATATCTTCGTAGCGCATAAATTTAGAATTACGAGCTAACTTATCCATTGACTCAGTAAATGCATTATTAAAACGTTTATGCATAGACTCAGTTAAGTCATTAACTCTCAGTTCTCTAAAACCAAATACATCATTAATGCTTCTGGCTCTGACATACATACCTTCTTCACCCCAAGTATCTTTAATAGCTAATTGGGTATCGAAAGGTAATTTATGCCATAGTTCACGCATTTTAGGGTCAGTAGACTGTCTACCAATAAACACATACTGTTTAAATTCACCTGCTCTATCTTTATACTTATCAAAATCCTTTTTAAGTGAATTAACAGCTAATCTGTTTAACAGTTTAGTGTTTACCTTATCTTTAGAGTGAGCCATTGTAACGCCAATGGTTTCCGCAAATGAAGGTTGTAACTTCAATACATCCACTCTTGTTTTGTGCAGCATTTCATAACGGTAGTTAACTACTTTACCTTTATCAGTGTACACTGGGTTAGCTACGTTAACTTCCTTAGTAAAGTTACCTTTTAACTGTTCTTCAATTTCACGCATGGCATTATCTTTGTAAGTTTTAATATCATTTTTACCAGTAATGAAATTTTGTACTGAACCAGTTCCATTTAAGTTAGCTACATCAATTAAATCAGTACCACTTGCTGTTTCAGAAGTGAACGACATAACACCAGCATTCAAGGTAGCTAAACCACCTACAGGATCAACCAATACATACATTTCTGTAGAATTAGGATCTAACGGGTCTTTAGGAATTGGATTTTCATAAACCAACTCTTTACCTTGTGCAACTAGTTGATCAACTTCATCCTGATTATGTGCAAAGATTAAGCTACGTTTAGGATGCGTAATATCAGTTACATAACCTTTCTTAGTTTGGGTTTTATTATTACCAAACAAGAATTGATTAGAGTACTGAACAGATTTAGCTTGTAAAGCAACTGAGCCTTCAAAAGCTTCTCTGTTATTAGCAGCCAATTCACTAAGTTCTTTACGTTTACCAGAAAACTTCAGTGCATAAATAGAAGCCAATTCATCAATGATTTTCTCAGCTAGCTTCTTATCACCATTAGTTTTACCAATACCCATTGTAGTTTTCAAACTAGCAATCAAGTAAGCATTGTTAGCAGAACAGTTAATTAAATGCTTATCTGTTTGCATATAATGACCTAAACTTGAAGCATGTTCCTTGTAGTAATTAGCAATTTCTGGTTCAAAGTTGTCATCTAATTGTTTTTTCAACTCAACAATACGAGCATTCAAATTTTTATCTGACTCTATTAATTGAACCAGTTGATCAAATGTGTAATCTCCTTCGCGTACAAACCAACTCAAGTCAGATTTCATAACACCATAGTACAATGCTTCATCTGTAGCTTTGCTCAAGTTACCTTTAAACAAATCTTGTACTACAAACTTTTTAAGGTTAGTTCTTACGTTAATACGCATAGCATCAATGTAACGTTGAGATACCTGACGCAAGTTATGCACTACACTAGTACGTTCATTTCTACCCTGAATTTCACGACCAGCAGCAGCTAAAATAGCTTGTTCATCGTGAATCAGTTTACTCATTTGAGTATCAATTACTTCGCTAATAGATTTACTGTTAGCATGACCCAAGTGCATTAAAGATTTAGTCAACTTATTCAGAATATAAACAGGGAATCCAGTAACAGTGTTTGGATTAGCGTTGTTAGTTGCAATTGCAACCTTTCTCATAGGTTCTGATGTTAAACTTCTCTTAATTGCATCTTTAGTTTTGTTATTTAAATCAAACTTACCTTCATAAGAAGAAATTGTATTTAACAAGTTCTTTTCTTGTGTTTGGGTCATTTGCTCCATTAACTTCATAGCTTTCTGGTGAGCATTACTACCTTTAGGATTAGTAAAGTAATCTTGAATTACATTCATGTATTCAAAGATTCTACTAACTAACTCAACTACAAAGTTACCTGCTTGTATTACAAAACTAGACTTAGCATTAGAAGGAGTAGGTTCATACTTCCTGCCTTTATTAAATGCAGCATTCAATTCTTTATTTGTTTCTAAGATACGAATAAAGTTTTGATTAGTTGCAACATGAGCTAAGAATTCAGAGAATCCGTTGTGCTTAGTCTCTTTTTCTTTTACACCTGTAATTGGGTTAGCCACAATACGAGTGCTTGATTCAGTGTTATAAAACACGTAATCATACATCTTTTGTGCATCTTCAATTTGTTCTTGAGTTGGGTTAGCAATCTTATTGCCATTAGCATCAAACTCAATTAAGTCTTCTGGCTTAATGTGTTGACGAGCTAACTCATACAGGAAGCGTAAGCGTTCTGTATGCTTGTTCTTAAAGTCTACAAACGGTTCTAAGATGTGGTGGATCATCTCATGAGCGAATGTCTCAGCATCGCTCATACCACGCCGCATCAACGCTGGTACAGTCTTAAGCTTCAATCGAGCCGTCTTAGTTTCTTCGGAGTAATCACCTCTAGTCCGGTCAGTACCCTTGGCCAATAGGACTGTTACTGGCTCCATGACTTTACCTACCTGCTCTATAACAGCCTTCAATCGCTCCATATGCTCAGTATTAGTTGGGGTAATATCTTGAGCCTGTAAGTCCTCTAAGGTCTGTAAAGTTTGATCTGTAGTGGTAAGAATCTTTGATCCAATAGTAGTAAATGTACCCATCTTATCCGCAGACGAACCCAGAGAATTCTTGATTTCTTCCTGAATGTTTAAGTAGTTATCTTGAGTTGAATCTAACTCAGGTCTATCAATTGCATTCTGCTCATACACGACACCAGATAAACCGTATTGACCAAATGAACCAATTTCGTCTATCAGCTTTTGTTTTACTTCTTTGTTGTCAATTCCTTTACTTGCTCTTGCATCAATGAGTGTCATTACATACTTAAGACCCTTTAAGCCACTAAAAACAACTTCATTGGTGCCATAACCTTCCGACATTTCAAAGACGTTTTCTAAGTAATGCTTAGTCTTAGCATCAGCATTCTTTAAGTAATTAGACACAGCAAAACTAAAATCACTGGCCATGTCATAAACACTTTCAGAAATACTGAACTTTTCATTCACTTCTTTAAAGATTTGGTTCATGCGAATAATAGCTGCTTCAGCATCTTTAGGAGCTACTAATACAGCATCGTTCAAGTTATAGATGTTAAACTCAGCCATCATTTCACTGATAACAGCAGCATCTAAATTATGGATTAATACTGGAGCTACACCAATCTTGTTATTACCCCAAAACATTAAGTTATCCATTTCAGGAACAATTGGTGCTGATTTAACTTCACCAACAGTACCATTCTTATTAAACACTAATGGATTTAATGGATTAAAACTAATTTTACCTATGGTGTTTTTACCAAACAGTAATTCTCTTGGGTTAACTACCACATTCTGTAAACTGATGCCTTTACTATTAGCTGCTGCTTGCATTACGTTGCCAAAGTAACGAGCTAAGTAACCTTCTTTAAAACCATTGTTTTCTGCAATGTTAGCATCATTAACAAAACCAGACTTCTCCATCCAGTCTTCTCTATCAGAGTAAACTGGTTCAGAAGCGTAACCTTTGAAAGAAGGAACCATTTCTTTTATGGATTCCATAATTTCTTTGTGTGCTTCTTTAGACACATGGTAAATACCTTGGTCTTTAACCTTGTTAAGATACTTACGTACTTCTACATGGTAAATAACACCAAATACTTCATTAATTTTATATACAACGTCGTTTACTGCACTACGAGCATTATGTAATTCAGGGAATGTCTCTTGCATAGTTGTATTAAGCAAGGAACCATAAGTAAACTGAATTGCAACAGCAAACTTATCAAATTGCTCTTGTGTGAGCATGAAAGTATTAGCGTGGTTAATGTCAGCTTTTAAATTAACATTCAAAATAGCAGACATATTGCTTAAATAAGCTTTGTATTGCTTACTGATTTCTGCACGTTCTTGCTGTGTATTTACTTCACTGTACTTGTCTTTAAACTTAGCCAGTTCACTATAGAAATTATCTACAGCTTCAGTAGCAAAGTTACGTGCAATAGAAGCTCTACCAGCATTGTAGTTCCATGTCATTAAAGGAGATTTAGCGTAGTTACGCCCAGCTTTAGTTACTTTACCTTCAGCATCAACTAAATCACCTACTAATGTAGAAATTGCTTTTAGTTTTTCTTTGAACTTGTAATTCTTAGTTAGTTCTAAACTAACAAGGATTTCTTCTTCCTTAGTACGATTAGGTTTCTTGCTGATTTTATAAATGTCTTTAGCCAGCTTATTAATTTGTAAATCATCGCTAACCATATCATTAAGGTTCTTAGCGATTAACTGATAACTATCCATTGCACCTTGGCCATAGTATTCAGCCAAATCACGAAATCCAGACAATACGCCAGTTCTGTTAAGCTGCTCTTTATAATCAGCAGTAATACCTCTTACGTATTGAATCAAACTGAAAGCAAAACCGTTAGTTTTACCATCCACTTCTAATGTCAAATCAGAAGTAAATTTACCGTTACTACGTAAGCCTTGACGATAATTAGCTAATGCTTTTAAGCCAGCTAATAAATGTAGTTTGGTTCCATATTTTTCATTTAGAGCCAAAATAGATTTAATATTTACTACTTCGCCTTTAGACAAAGTATCGACTTCATCAAGAGCTTTTTGAACCAAATCTGATTCATAAATATCTTTAAACTCTTGTTTAATTCTTTCTGGACTCCATACGTCAATCTTGCCATCAAAAGCAGCAACAACAGCATGTACAAAGAAGCCTAAGTTATTTACATCGTATTCTGTTTTCCAGTTAGCATTGCTGACTAACCAACGATGCACTTTAGACTGCATAGTATCAATCTTGTTTGCAATACCGTATCGACGGTTAGCATAAGTAACATTTTCCAAGAAGAAAGTTTTTAAACCCATCTTCATTAGATTTTTAAATGTTTGGATCTCTTGCTTAATACCATCACCAGCAGCTTCAGCACTTTCTTTAGCAGTAATATGACTCTTTTCAAATTTTACACCATGAGTACCAGAAGCTAATTGTTGTTGTTGTAATTCATCCATATTCATGAATACATCTGCAACATCAGCAATAGTGTGTGGTTGTTCATTCTGTCTTTGTAGTTTATTTACCAAATCAGCAGGCAGTTTTTTATTGCTACGTTTAATTTTATTAGTAGCTTTTACTGGTTTACGATGAACAATAGATTTACTTAAGTCTTCACCAGCAAATAGACTATCAATTATTTCACCATTAACAGCTAAGCCATTAATTGCAATTTGAGTATCTTCATACAACTCAGAACCCGGTTTAATGCGAATAAAGTTCACATCATCATTACGTGCTCTGTTTTGTTTGTTCTGGCTTGTTTGGTTGGCTTCTTTAACTAAGTATGAATCCAATGAAACCTTATTTACTTCGAACAAACCCATTTCAACCATAGTGTAAAGAGCAGCTAAGCCTAAACCAGTTACTAACTTCTCTTTACCAAATTCAATTCCTTCCACAGAAATGCCAATCATATCAACTACACGTTGACCAATTTCATCAGCATACATATAGACAGGAGTGCCTTTATCGCGTAAAGCCTTAGCTACTACTGCATCTACTGGTTTTTTTTCTTTCTTCTTCTGAATAAGGTTAATTGTTTTGTCATCATTCAAAATAGAAGTTAAAGTTGAATTGTTATTTAATTCAACTAAAGCAGCATAACCTAGAGCAGTACTGATATTTTCATTCAGCACTAAATTACCTTTAGTATCTTCTTCTAAGAACATAGCTAATGGATTTTGAGTTCTGAAGTAATCACTCAGCGTATCTTTACCTGATTTATCTTTAAAAGATAAAGCAATTTTAGCTGATAATGATTTATTGAACTTATTCACAAAATGAACAGCATAAGAAACATCTTCTAGATGTTCTTCTTTTATCTTGTTCTCACCTAAAATGTAACGTAATACATGACTATCTTTCTTGAGTTCGTCTTTAATAGTACTCAAGAAATTAGGAATGTTAGTTAGGTTATTGCTGATCTTTTTGTTGTTAACCTTAAATGCTGAACCAAGCTTATTCAATGTTTCAAACATCTTGTCAAAAACACCTTCAGGCTTAGTAATACCAGCAAGTAAATTCTCACTGTTATTTTCTTCTTCAAGAATAGAAGTCAATAATGCTTCAGCACTAGAGTTGTTTAATTCAACTAATGCTTTCTCATGTAATAACTGAGTTTCACTTGAATAGTTAGATACATCTAAATTAGACAGCAGATTTTTCAATTCTAACTTAGTTTGTCTTACTACTTTAGTATCAATACCACCTTTTAAATCACCACTCAGATTTTTATATTCTTTAAGGAATTTAAGAGTATTCACATTCTTTGGTTTCAGTCTTGCTCGTTTAGCTTTTTCTTCTGCTTTAATTTCTTCTTGTTCAGCAGCAATTTTATCAGCTTTACGCTTGTCTACTCGTGCTTTGATTTCATCAAAGTTAACTTTACCAGCAGTTACAGATTTTAATGTAACTGGGTCTTGTTCTGGCAAATCTACAGTAGGTTCTTCTTGTGTGTCTTCTACTACAGGAGCAGATTCTACTTTTACTGGCTCTTTGGCCACTATAGATTCTACTTTAGGTTGTTCAACCACTGGACTTACAGAAGCTTCCATTACTGTGTTGTCTTTAACACCTAGAATACCTGACATATATTTATGAGCAGCATCAATAATTGGTTTTTCAATTACCAAGTTATTGTACATTTCTCTTTGTTTATCGGATGCTCTGTTAGCATCAATAAAAGACTTAACAGAAGCTAATGTAGAATCTGTTCTGTTCTTTAGCTTAGTTACACGTTCATAAGTATTCTTAGACCAAGTATCATTCTTCTCAGCTAAACTTGTGTTAAAGCTGTTCATCAAGTCTTTAATGCTACGAATTTGCTTAGCTCTCCCAGCATCTTCGTTATTACCTAAAATATCTTTACTTACTTCATTTGTACTTCTTTCATCAAATAAAGATTTGTACTCACGATAAGCATCAACTGTTTCTTGTACTTGTGCTCTGATATTTTCATCAGGAATTTTGTTAATGTCATCATCAGAGAACGAATCAATACTAGAGCCAAGCTTTCTAAATAAACCTCCTGCAACTTTATCCATTTCTGGATCATTGCTCTTAAAGTTCTGGAATTGTTTTTTCAGAGTTTCAACACTTAAGTCTGAGTTGTTGAATCGCAAAACAATGTGTTTTACGTTAGCTACAATGTCATCATAATCAGATTTAGCATTAACTAATTCTTCTTCTAGCTTAGCTTTTTCATCTTCAGAAACAGAAGCATCCTCTAATTGTTTTTGGATTTCTTCTGTTCTAGTTTCTAAATTTGTTTTAGCTTCTTCACGTAATTCAATTGCAGTAGCAGCTAATTCCTCAAAATCTTTTTTCTTTGTGATTTCTCTAGACAATACTGTTTTAGAAGATAAAGCTTGGATTTTATCTTTAATTGGAGCATCCAGTTTTACAATAGCTTCCTTGTCATTTTTATCTAATAATTCAATGACTTTACTAAATACTTCTGGATTAGCGACTTCTGATTTTTCCTTCTCATAAGCCTTACTTTCAGCACGTTTTTCTAACTTGTCTGAAACAGCCCCTAAAGCCTTCTTAGCCATTTGTCCGGCTACTGGGGCTTCGGCTAGGGTAGTAGTTGCACCCGCTGTAATACCGCCTGCCAGAGCACCATAAGCAGCAGCATCACCAGTGCCTTTATATAGGTCTTGATCAGGATTAGTAGTTACTTGTTCAGCCTTGTTCTGGCCAACAGCACCACCGATACTTTCAGCAGCTTCCTGAACACCTTCAGCAAGCGTACTACCAGCCACTTTGCCAGTACTACGAAGAAGACCCTTCTCAGTACCTGTATCAACCAATAGACCGAAGCCTGAGCCTTCCAGCTTGCCTGTACGAGCTAACTTGGTACTGGCCAATGACACTAAGGCAGAGATTGATCCAGCATTAACAAATGCTCTTTCTGCCAGTGCATACTTAGCTTCTTCTTCAGTTAAACCATCGCCAAGTAAATCACGGTATTGTTTGCTTTGTTTTAGCTTTTCAATTTCTGTATTTAAGATTCGTTCTTTAGCATCAATAGCATTAGATAAACCTTCTTGTGCCATGCTTACAGTTAAGCCTGAACCAGCAGTAATTTTAGCTAACTGCTTCATGCCTTCTTCTGTTTTAAGGAACTCTTTACTTAATTTAGAAACTTTAGCTGCGCTATATGCACCCGGAGCCAAACTAGATAATAGTGATTCACTAATGGTTCGTTGTAATTCAACGGGTGAATCTAATAAGTAAGCACCTGCATCAACAAAGGATTGTAATTGAGCAGCAGTTTTATCTGTCCATTCAATTTTTCCTTTCTCTGCCAAGGCTTGCAAATATTTCGCGTCTACGTTCGCTTGTCGCTCACTTGACGCTTCATTTGCAAGCCTTGCTGAAGCCAACTGAGAATCTGAACTTAGATTATCATTTACAATTTCTTTTGTTTTGCCGAAATCAGGACGTAAGCTAACACCAATTGTACTTTTACCTGCTTTATCTAAAGCTAAGCCTAAATCAATTGGTGCAACTTCATCTTTAATTTCTGGAATAAAAGAACCATCTGGTACAGTAATACTTGCACCACTAAAAGGCATTGCTGCAACTTCTACAGCAGCATCTAATGCTTGAACGCCTAAATCAGCAGCACCATAAGCAACTTGGCCTAAACCAATACCACCTTGAATAGCCACATCTTTGATGTTATCTGCTACTGCTTCAGATGTAGTTCTTCCATCAACAATGTTTTGTTCAAACTGTGCTGTAGAGTCAGCATTTAGATATTGATCTAATGTAATGCTTGCTGTCTCTTGAGCTTGCTTATCTAATTCAGCTTGTGCCAATTTCTGAGCAAGAAGCTGCTCCGGTGGAATAACTTCTACTGGCTTAGGGGTTGGATGTAATTGTTCTTTAACTTTAGCTAAGTGATAACCAAGCACTGAACCAGAATCAATTTCTTTATTAACCCGCTGTTCTTCTTCATAATCAGCCATCAGTTGATTTGGATTAAACGGTGCAGGTTGATCACGTATTGGCTGCAATTCAGATTTAGGATTAAGCGTAGGTTTAATCGCATTTTGGAATACAGATTTTTCTGCTAAAGCTTGTTTTTTGACTTCAGAAATAGAAGCTACTTCAGCTTTCTTTTGCTCGGCTGTCTGAGCCAAGACATTGAACATACTGGTTAATGGGTCATTCTGAGTAGGTTTGTCTGACATGGTTTTCACTCTCCTAGATGATGCATCAAGCATACCCCAAGAGATGATCCAAGAAAAGAAAAGCCCCTAAAAATAGGGGCTTTGTTTTAGTTTGTTTTTCCAGCTTGCTTTATCAGTTCAAACATAGAAGCATCAGCTTCTATTTGACTTCTGTTGATACTGTTTTCTTCATCAGTCTGAAATTTTTGAAGGGCTTTTTTATCTTGAAGAAGTTTTAATTTAGCTTTAATTGCATTATTAATATCTTCGCCTGAAATATCTAAGTTAGGGTTATCAACTCCACTAATCCAAGCACTATCAAATTTATTTTTGCCTGCTTTAAAAATAATATCGTCAGTAATAACAATATTGTCATTAATAAAAGCTTTTAATCTTTCTGAATCAGTTTTACCTGAATATTTATTTAATACTTGTTGATACTCGGTGTCGTTAAGTCCAAACATGTCTTTTACAACACCTGCTTTAACATTGCCTTTGTTATCAACTAAGCTTGCATTAAATAATGCAAGTCCTTCTGTAGTGGCGGTATTTATGTCTTCCATAATAGAAGAAACGCCATCTTGGGTTAGCTTTTCATCTTTACCTGTCACTTTACTGATAAAATCAGTAACAAAAGTAGCGTCATTATTAAATGGCTGTCCGGTTACACCATTGTAGACACCAAAAGTAGATTCAACATCTTTAATGCGTTGAGCTTTTTCAGCAACAACTTGGTCTTTTTCTTTTGTTAATTTAGCAATAACAGCATTATTGCCATTTTGAACTTTTTTAAGATTTTCTTTTTCAGCAAAGTCTATATTACTGCCATCAATACCTTGCTCAACATTTGCATGAGCCAGTAATGTTTTAAGTTCATTACCTTTAAGTCCACTGTTAATAGCAAAGTTATTAATATCATTGGCAGGAACACCTGCACCAACCATCTTAGTTACTTCAAGCATCTTGTCTTTTAATAACTGACCTTGATTGTAAGCTTGTTGTTGTTGGTTAAAAGTCGTATTTCTTTGTGCTCTGGCTTCTGCTTCGTTAGCAAGATTTCTTTTTTGATCCACTAAGCTTTGATACTTATTGGTCATAGCAGCCATTAGCTTACCGCCTTGCTGCATAGTTCCAATTTTTTGTTGGAGTGCAGGCATATCCTTAAGCATGGTTTCAGGATCAACGTAACTTGCAATCTGTTCTTCTAATGGATCAGCAATTAAATTATCTTTGCGGTTAACTAATTTTTGATCATAGTCAAATTGAGTATTGAGCCTAGTCATTAAGTTATTTGCTGCACTGTCTCTTGCAGCAATAATTGCTTTTGTATCTACTGCATTACCGTATTTCTGTCTTAATCCAGCATCGGTAAGAGAAGCAGTAAAAGCTTTTAATTGATCTAAGTCTTGAATAGAGTTTAATGCATCTAACTCAGCAGCAGTATTTTGATCTACAGCCTTTTTATAATTAGCTTCGTTAGCATCTTTAATTGGATTAAACGCACTACCTAAGTTTTGAAAAGCTTGGCTCAAACTACTTGAGCCTTGCTGTAATAATCGTGCTGAATCAGTTAAATCTGGTGCAGCAACGTTTTGCCAAGTAATAGGAGCCATAACTTACCTCTTAACCACCAATTGTTCCTTTAGCTGCCCATTTGTCCATATAGGAACTGGCAGTACCATACTTAGCAGCATTCAAGCGTTCACGGTTAGCAGCCAGATCATTAATCTGTCTGTTATACGCTGATGCTTGGTTTGCTAAGTTAACAGCAGACATTTGTTCATTAAAACGTTGCTGTTGCTTGGCCAGCTTCAATTGTTGAATACCAGCCCAACCTTGCATCAATGCACTACCTGCATTAGCAGCTACAGGCAGAATACCTGCATTACCTTTTGCTGTATTTCCAATCCAATTATCCCAAGACCAGAAACTAGGATCAGCGGTGGTACTGCCAACCTGATCTGTCGCCCACTTATTAATAGCGTTACTAAACATACAAACCCCCTTTAGTTTGTCAATAATATAGCCTTAAAACGTTCCAAAATCACTATTTTTAGGCAACCGAAGCATACGCTCTACGTATGTACTAGGTGCATCTAAACCAAGCACCCCAACGTTCCCTATGTGTGTTAATCGGTTAAAAAACTCAGTAGGAGTCTCATTTGGGTTAAACTGGAATACGTATCTACGAGACAAAATGTAACTCATATCTGGAGCTATGTTTTTCTGTAGTTCTTTCAGTTCATCAAACGCTTTCTCATACTCTTTCATTGTTGCTTCGTAAGTGGCAACAGACTCATTGTAATCATCCGTAACTACATTGTTTAGTGCATTCTGAGCCAGCATTGTTGTTTTAAGTAAGTTCTCAGCCCACTCAGTATTCTTAAATCCATACTCATAAGCAGAGTAAATAGCAGCTAAGATAATTAATATTTCTACTGCATCATAACCTAGCAAATCAGCTATTTCTTTAATAGCCAGCTTCATTAACTTAGCAATTATGATCTGCTTAATTGTATCAACAGCCAATTGCTTTAAAAACTCGTATACGCTCATGCCTTGAGGGTTCATCGAAAACAATGAGATTACTATCATTGTAATTTGAACCAGATTTAAAAAATCCTCTGTTAAATACCAAGGAATTTCTACTTCGTCCTTAGCGTATACAGTAAGGATTAATGAATCACTAAGTATTCTACTTTGGTCAAATATGCCGATACTTTTAAACAAACCAATAATTATTGGAAAATAAATATGGTTTTTACTGCTATCTTGATACTCATTTAAGTAGTATTTAGCTACTACTCCGGGATATGTTTCACCAACCCAGATTAAACCTCTGATTTCTATTTCTACATAAGAGCCAGTGTTAATTTGCTTACGAACATAGAAAGATGAATCATCAGCTTTAACTAAAAGTGTAAATTCAATAAATGGTCTTGTTACTATCTCTGTAGTTACTGTGCCAACTTCACCTATAACTCCAGCAATAACTTTCTTTTCAGCATACAAGTATCTCACTGAATGGGCATAGTTGTTATCTTCACCACCTTTGAGATTAATTATGTTGTATTGATCTTTAAGTAAGAATGTCTGTTCTGGACTATTGTAATTAGCTAAGAAATGTTCCCATGTTGCTTTAGTTCTGAAGTTATTCACATAAGTAGTCAGATAACCAGCGAATTCAAACAAGTAATCTTTAGTTGCTTGTTGTTCTGTAGCTGGACTAACACCAAATCCAACGAAAGCATCATCAATTATTTCTGGATCATTCCCTTGTTCCGTAGACATGATGGCATCAGTAACAGTCTCTAACTTAATACCTAGTAACTTTAATGCTCTGTATACATCTTTAAAGTTCTCATTTTCTTCATGGTCAATGAGATTTACTTTAGTGTTTCTAATAGATACTGTAGGAATGTATTTGTTAGTTATAGCTGTATTACCAGCTACTATTTCATCAACAATGTCAGGAACATCTACTTGATCCAATGGCAAATAATAAGCTTCGTCAGTACCATACTCAAATACGACTAAACTCTTATTTCTGTCCATCCAACCATTAATATTAATTGGAATGTACGTGTATTCTTGTGTGGTTCCGCCAGTAAAGTGAATAGTTAAGTAAACTTCACAACCCCACTCTTTTAATACCACTGTAGTAGGTAAGTCCATCCAAGTAACTTTGCTTACTGAGCCAAGTGCATTTATCTCAGGAGGGTAACTACTTAATTCTTTAGTAGTGCTATTCCATCCCATAAACTCAGGCATGTAACTCGCCTTTAAGTAATAGAATGGATAAATTCTATCTGTCCAGTAAACTCTGTTATATGTAAGCCAGTTCTTACCAGATTTATCCCAGAATAGTTTCAATAAGTCTGAATATGGATACACAAAACTTTTAGTGTTGCGCCACAGTACATACTCACCATCTACAGGTAAGATTTCAGGGAAATCGTATTCAATACTGTTTGTATATGTTTGGTTCTCAGAAATTAAATTGTGATAATTCATAACAGAAGCTTTTAAACCTCTGCTTAGTGTTTCTTTTAAATTATCAGATAAATTTCTGTTATTAAGTACAGAATCTAAACAAGCATCTCTTAATTCAGTACTTTGATTCTTTAATAGTTTCTGTGTACTGACACCAACTACTATGACCGTTTCATTGTCTAATCCAAGCATAAATAAAAAAGGACGGTTGCCCGTCCTTCCCTCTTAAGGTGTTGCTGGTGGAGGTGCCACAGGTGTAGCCCCAATCCCTTGAATCGCTTTAAGGGCAACTACATTGATATTACCATCATGCATCCCTGTATCAAGTGGATCAACGTTAGGGTCAACAGATTTTTGAATTGACCACACATCAGAAAGTATTTTAAGTAGTTTCTGTTCTGCATCACGCAAGAAACCATCACCTTGACGAGTGTACAATTCTTTCTGTTTACCAATAATACCTGCTACAGCAACACCATCAATTAAGTCTTTAAACTGAGCTTCTTCAGTCTTCACCTTAGCTTCCAATAACAGTTTTTCTGTATTGGTTCGAGCTAGTTGTAATTCTAAAATAGCAATTTCTTTATCTGCTTTAATTAGGTTCTTTTCAACTAACTGTTTTTCTACCAGTGATTTCTGTGTTTCTGCTTCTACTTGTGCCTTTTGAGCCAAGATTAAAGCAGCCTGATTATTGGCTGCTTCTACAGAAGTTACATACTGAATGCTCTGTGCTAAAACTGTATTCAAAGAACCAAGATAAATTTCAGCATATTCTTTACTACCAATACGCTTAGCTTGAAACTGCTCATTTAACTGAGCGTAAACTCTTGCCATTAGTACATCGAATACGCCTGTACTACCATTTGTGATTTGTTCTACAGTAATAGCCATAGTTTATTAACCTACACGAGCACGTTGAGTATGAGCCAGTTGAGCTAATTCTTCTTTGGTCAATGGTGGCAGAATTTCAATAGCAAATTCATTTACCAAGTAACCTTCACGAACTTCAATGCCCTTTTCTTTCTTCATTTTGAATTGTTGGAACTTACGTTCACGCAACATATCAAGGAATACACATTCAACATGTGTTTCAACGTTAAATGGAATTGCACGACGAATAGTACCAACTACATCGTTACCAAAAGTGAAGATCTCAGCTTCGTATTCAGATTTACTTGGATTCATACAAGTAACACGTACACGAATTAATTTATGTGCTTCTTTACGCTTACGAGCTTTGTAAGCTGTGTCTGATTCATCTGGATAACGATCCAATGATTTAAATTGTAGTTCCAGTTCTTCACCAGTTTCAGATAATTCTTTACCTGCTTCTTCAACAGTGTTTAATACTTCTTTGGCTTGGAAATGAGCAATGATAAGTTCTTTTAACTTGGCTTCGCCAGATTTATGATGGAAGTGAATATCTTCGGCATCACAAATGTCTTTTAATTTTTCTAAACGGTCTTCATCTTCCAGACCTTCTAAAAGTGCATCTAATTTTTCTACTGTGTATTGTGACATGGTTTTTTCCTTATTACTTAGAGAAAAAAGCCCCCATTAAGGGGGCTTAATTTAGTAGTACATTACCACTTGGCAACTGTTTTGCAAAGTGCAATACGTTCTGGACGAGTTACCAGAATACCGTAGTACCATTTGATTGACATGAAGCCAGATTCACCGTATGGATCTGTGCGGTCAGCAGTTTCTTCGCCCGGTTTTTTGTGGAAGATCTTGAACTTAGTTGAAGAACCACCAGTTTGGAAACCGATTGTAGTAAACGCATCTGAACCAACAACCAACATTGGGAATACATCGTACTTCTCAGTAACACCGTCAGTAGATGAACGGTAGCCAGAGTTAGCTGTTACAGTAGCACCAGCACGCGCCCAGTACATCATTTCTGGAACCACGATTACACGGAAGTCTGCAACTTTACCGATTTCACCTTCGGCCAGAGTAGTACCAGCAGCGTAGTGTTCAGCAGCAACCCAAGCAGGTTCACCAAAGTAATCAGTCATCTGTTCCAGCATTGGGATCAATTCAGAACCAACGTACATGAAACGAGCATTGTTGATTACTTTGGTATCAATCATACGAGTACCAGTAACCATCTTGGTATCACGAGGACAACGGTTGTTATCCAAGTCAATAGACAGACGTTTCAAACTTGCGTAAGAAATTACTGAAGGAGTACCTTCACCTGTCATTGTACCGTTTGATGTTGCAGTACCACCATAACGAACTACACCAGCAGCGTTCAACAAGTCAATTTGCAATGCATCTTCAGTGATTTCGTTAGCACCTAAGATCATTTCACGGTTAACGTGTTGCAGCAAATCTGCATCAGTATCGAAATCCAGAGATTCTTGCGTGTATTCGGTGAAGAAACCGAACTTAGCAAAAGTACCTTTCAGTTCACGACGTTTGAAACCAACTCGGTTAACACGACCACCGTTTTCAGTCAGTGATGGTAATTTACCAGAGATGTAACCAACGTCTTTAGATGAACCATACAGGTTGCCTGCTACTGGTACAGCAGATTCAGAATCAACAATGATAATGTTGTACGGAGCAACAATAGCATTGGCTTTAGCAGCAGCGTAGTTAGCGCCCGGAATACCTAATTCTTTGCTCAGAATTAAGAAAGCTTTAGCTTCAGCTTGAGTTGTTGCTTGTGTTGAGTTTGAACCTTCACCAACAGCATATTTAGTGGTGTACAAACCTTCTTTTACCAGAGAGATCTTGATGGTCTTTTCTACAGTAGTAGAAGCACCAGCAGCATCAATACCCATGTCGTTGATGTTGGCATCATCTAACAATGGAATGTATTGATAAACTTTGATCTCCTTACCCATGTTTTTAGGCATGTTGGTAGTGTCTGCCAATTGAGAGAAGTACTGTTGTTTCTTCGCTTCAATCAGTGCCTTTTTGATCCAGTAAAAGGTATTAAACTGTGTGCCAACTGTACTTGGAGTACCGCCAGTTGGGTTATTATACTTCATCGTCATAACTCATTCCTTCTAATAGCGATTTGCAGAAAGTTTTTCAAATTCATCATCTGATAAATCCAATGGATTAAAATCAGACTGTTTACTTGTTGTAGTCTTCGCCTTAACTGGTGAAGCTACTTGCTTTTGTTTTCTTACTGTCTGTGGATCAACTACATTAGACGGTTTACTTGCTGGTTTAACTACACGTTTTGGAACTACAGTGGCTTGTTGAGCTTGTTGTTCACGTACATGTTGTTCGTACAGATCGTTGCCTGTCTGGATGTAAGCTTGATAATCACTTACTGAATTACTAATTTGGCCTAACATTCTCCGTCTTTGTACTTCAGCGGATACATGTTCAAATAGCGATTTCCCTGTACTATCTGGAACCATGTGATCATGAAGTTGACGTAAAATTTCAGGATTATTGTAAATCTCTCCGCGACTATCATTATCCCACTGTTTAGTGACAACTGTGTTTAACTTAGCAAAATGATTACTGTCTTTCAGTTCATTAATTACTTCATCTAATACCACATCATTATCACTTACAGCTTTAGCTGTTGGAACATACTTATCACCAAGTGATTTATCTAAGTCCAACGGATCTAAATTACTGTCAGCTAATAGTTTAGCTATTGCTTCTGGATTCTTATTCTTAACGTCAATCAAGAAAGCAATTTCATTTTCGTCCAAAAGTTTATTTTGTTCAAGTGTTTTAAGCAATTTCATATGGGGTTTAATGCCAGCCATCTTCTTATGATAATTGGCACCCATTTGAATTAGCTGAATTGCTTCATCAACACTCTTTAGTTTGATTTCACCACCATTAGCTTTAATTGGTGTATTTAAAATACGATCCAATTCACTTTTATGGTTTAATTCTTCTGGCTTAGCTTCAGGTTTACTTTCTTCTGAATCATCACTTTCTTCTTGTTCTTCTGATTCATCAGTATTTTGATCATCTTTAGATTCATCTTCAGATGATTCTTCGTCTTCGATTTGTTCGCCTTCTTCGCCAGAATCTTCGTCATCATCTTGATTCTCTTGTTCTTCTGAACCAGATTCATCTTGATCTTCAGATTCTTCTTCTACTTCGGCTTCAACTTCTTCTTCATTGTCTGTAACTTCTTCTGGTTCAGACATATTCAGAATATCATCATCAGACATTTCTAGAAAATTTTTAGACATGGTTATTATTCCTCTGTTTCCATTTCAGCCTGTGCTTCTTTTAATTGTTTAAGGTAATCGGCTGCTTCTACTGCGGGTGAATGAATTGAATTTAAATAACGGTGAAATGCAGTTACACCATCAAGAGATTTTTTAATTGATTCTTGAACCAATGGATTTTTTTCAACATCTTCTCGTGAAGCTGCTTGAAGTAAGTCAGCAGGAAACTTTTTCAAATAACCTTCAAGAACCAACTCTTGAAAATCTGGATTAGCTTTTAAACGATCCAGTTTTTCTTTCTGTTTAACTAACAACTCACATTGCTCAATTAATTCATTAAGATCTTCAGTTGTAACTTCCATCGTAATTTCCTCGTGTCCTCCCCCATATTTCAGGGGGAGATTTCTGTTAATTACTCTTTTGTAGATTTAGCTTTCGCGCTTTCTTTTAAGAGTGTTTCTTGTGCTTTTACCATACCTTGTTCACGAATCTTTTGTAATTCGCGTTCTTGGTTAGTTCCTGTTTCCTCTTGAACATAATTCAAGAGACTTTCATCAGCTTCATTGTTATGCTTGCGAGCTTTAGCAATTTCAGCCTGAGTTTTACCTTCATTTAATCCAACATTACTTAATGCTGCTTGTGCCTTAGCATTTGCTTCATTAATTTGTGCTCTTAACAACTCAACTTCCAATTTAGCTTTCTCAACTGCAATTGGATCTGGTTGTGGATTATATTCTTCAATCTTCTTCGCTAACAATGGCATTTTACGTAATTTAGCAATATCACTTAACAACATTTTTGTGATATTGAAATCCATATTGTTACCCATTGTTTGCAGCATGTAGGCTAATTCTTCTGCCTTTTGATTGTCAACTTCTGCTGTTGAAATAGCTAGTTTTAAATCAAAATTACCTGCTAAATCATCTCTACGTACCTGAACAAAACGATTGTTAGTGATACGTACAGTTTCTTCTTCAGATAACCACACTGCATTCATTGCAATGATCTTACGGCCAATAGTCTTAAGTCCTTCTGCCAGTCTCCGTAAGATTTCCAAATCACGTTTACTAGTCGCATCCAACGCACTACGAACGCCTGTAGCCGTATTCCCTAAAGCCTGACCACTGATACCACCTGAGAAGGATTTAACCCCTGTCAGCGATTCTGCTTCGCTTTGTTGAAGCTGGAGCATAGTATAAGCCGACTGAGGAATTTCAGGAAATTTATGTACATGGAACGCTTGTTCTGGGTTAACCCCCGGATTGAATGCGTAGTCATCCCCTTCCTTGAACCGCTTCAAATTTAACGTATCCAGAATGCCCTTGGCGTAACCAATTTGACCATTGGCACTTCTGGCCATCAAATCGACCATACCCCTTGTAACGGCTCCTATGATCTTCTGGTTGTCTTCTAACAACTCAGCATCACATTCACCATAGTTTTCTTCAAACACAGGTAAGTATTGTGCAATAGAGAATGGCAGTGATTTATCTGGAAACGGGTTTTCTTCCAGCAAAATCATTGTATCGCCCACAAACGTAGCTACGATTGGCTTAGTAATACCAGAACCATCAATATCCCAGTAACCCCAATACTCGTAACACACTAACTTCTGTCTTGGCTTATCACTGAAGTTAAATTTCTTATCATTGAAATCAATATCTTCAGCAGCTAAGTAATCAACATTGATATTATCTAGTTGATCCAGATTCTTATAATTCTTATTGCTTTTCTTTAAGTCAGACAGAGTAGTTGTGTATTTATAAATTACAAATGATGCTTTAGATAAATCACCTTTAGCGGTTGGATCAATCATTACATGTTTGTAATTACACACTTCAATCGTAGGGCAGTTCTTAACTACTCTAGATTTCTTAACCATCTCTGTTCTAACAAAAGAAGGTACAACTGGAATTTGATTTTCCATTGTTAGTTGTAATGCTTCTTTCCATTCTTTTGGAACAGTAGCTTCAAATTGGTGTGGATCACCTTGAGATAATTGTTGAACCATTTCTAATTCTGCTAAGTCATCTGGACTAGCAGCTTGAATGTATTCATAAATATCTTCTTCTTCTTCGTATTCTTCTTCGGCGTATTCCCAACCTACTTTGCATATTACTGTCCCTGTATTTACAGCAGCACGTACATAGTCATTAATAAACTTAACTTTATTAATTTTAGTATTGAATTGGTTGTTAATTACTAATTGGTTCTGCTCTGCTGCAAATTGATCATCAGCAGCTACAGGTTCAATGTTGAATAAGTCATCAGTACTTAAGAATGGTTCAGATAAAGATGCATAACGCCATTCAGCTTGTTTACGAATAAGCCGAGGTGTAATTGATGAACGTCCTTTAATCTTCTTTACAGCAGCAGTGTTGGATACATTCAATAAATCCATGTAACCATCAATCTTTCTTACTTGCTCGCTATGAATAGACTGGACTTCAGTTAAGTCTTTCTTTAAATCACTAACTTTAGGTTCATTAGACCAGCTAGTTAGCTTTACGATTTCTGGCTTATCTTCAATCATAGATGTTCCTTAAAGTGGTCATGTAGCTTAACAGACCAAAGGGGCAAAAGCCCCTTATCTTAACCAAATATTAGACATGTTTTCCACAGCAAGAACAAAAGCTTCCTTGAGTTCGGATACCAGAATGTTAGTAGGTACCCCTGATCCAGTATCAGCTAAACTCCACTGAATAGTATCTGAGTCAGCTTTACCGGACAACTCGCAAGCTTTAATAGCTCTGGCCATACGGTCTTGTGCTGCTTCATTAGCATCAAAGTATAAGCCAGATTGAGTAATTACAACCGCTTTTTCCAGTAAGTTCTTACGAGTAGATACAAATAATTCTACTTCTTTTTCTGCTTGGATCTGAGCAGTAGTTTTAATAGTTTCAGGCTTGAACATCTACAATCTCCCATTCAATAGGACAAGGAACTTCACCTTGCTCTACTGTAAATTGATAATCAGCAATATTTAATGATTGTTCTTTTACTGCTTTAGTTGAATCGTATGGGTAGTGTAGATTCAAATGAATTACACCATTAATACGTTTAACTTCACCTACAGCGGGATACGTAGCTTCAGCTACGCACCCTTCTTCAATTAAACTTAAATCATACTCAGTACCATTATAAGTAATTGTGTCACCATCAACTTCAATTACTGGATAATCTTGAGTAGGGTTATTTGCACTAGCAATACACAGTGTAATAAACATAATTATCTCCAACGACCAATAGCAACGTGAGCTAGTGTATGTGTTTGGCTTACAGAAACTTTAGTTCTGATTGATGCACCAGTTGTAGTTTGTGAGTGTGCAGCATCTTTAGTTACGTTAAAGAGATGAGTTGCACTTGCACCAGTAATTGATGTTTTAATAAATGTAGGGGCTGAGGCAAACACAGCAGGGAATACCCAATCAAATTGGTTATCTGTATCCGCTGTCATTGCAATACCGCTACGAGTAATAAAACACTCTAACCGACCATCAGCATACTTATAGTAACTACCATTTACACCACTACCGTACTCTAATAAACCACCTGTATTTTGTCCAGACACGTTAGTAACTGAACCAATGGCGTTCGTAGAGTTATATTGTAAATCCCATGTACTCCATACCCCGCTATTTAAATGGCGTATATAGTGCAATTTATTTTGAATATTGTAGTGTAGCTGTACCCCATATAAAGTAGTCCAACTTAGGTGTAAAAGGATACCTTGGTTATTCGAGCTTGTACCGGTGATTACAGAACCTGTCCAACTAGTACCGACTCGATACACCCCCGAAACACGAAGTGCATCGGCATCAGATACTGTAGTTGCAATGGTATTTGTTCCCCAACCGAACGAACCGGGTCTCAATAGTGCAGCGGCAGCGGTATCATACGGGTTAGCTTGTGCTGGTGCAGATAATGCATCAGTAGTTAAAAACTTCTGCCATGAACTCCAAACACCGTTATCTTTAAAACGAATCATGTGATTAGCATGATCTGTCTGCATACGGTAAAAAATTTGAGTACAGTAACTAGCACTACCCCAAGCCAGATGAATTAAACATCCTTGGTTTGTTCCACTACTACCTACAATTGGAGAGCCAGTCCAAATATTACCTGTAGCATAAGCACCAGACACAGTTAATGCGTTTGCATCTGTAATGTAAGTAGCGTTACTACCAAAACCATCAGTAGCAAATGTAGTAGTACCCCAACCAAATGAACCACTCTGTAACATTGCACCAGCAGTATTGTCATAACGGTTTGCTTGTGCTGGTTTGTCTTTTTTATCCCACAATCCGTAGTAAGTACCACTGCGATCAACTTCCATTAAACCAGTAGTGAAATCACGACGAATATAAGGGTCGTTACCAAACCAACTTGGACTTTGAATAGTAACATTATTTGTATACCAAGCTTCAATCCAAACACAAATACTTTGTGCTGGTGTACCTGTGTTAGAATGAGTTAACTCTAGTGTATTTAATGCTGTACTAACTCTCAATGAAGCGTGGTTTACACCAGTTGGGTTAACAATACCTGCTTGTCTTGCTACCCAAGTTCCAGAAGCACTTTGAGTTAAATAATACAATGCACCATTACTTACACCAGTGTTGTATACATTCAAATGAATTCGGTAAACCCAGCCATTAGTTAAAGTGGCTTGATTACCTACGTATTCACTTAATGCAGTCCACACACCATTAGTACCTACCATTACAAATTGATTTTGTAAGTAGTTAGAACCAATTTCAAATGCACCATTCTGTAAAACAGCATTGGCAGTTGTATCTTGCTTGTTGGATTGTACTGGTGCCTGTGTTTTATCCCACATTTCATACCATGTAGGTGCAACTCCCGGACTATTACGTTTACCACCAAACAATGCAAAGGTGTTGTTATCTGTTTTTAAACCAGCACCTAAAAAGTAGGTTGTTGGTGTACCATCGTACTGTGCAGTAACAAATGCACCAGCATTCATAAATGAAGGTTTACTTACTGCTGTAGATAGGAATCTGCCCCAACGGTTTACGTTTAATGTTGATGCAGTAAAATCTGGAACATCGGTTGCACCACCTAACAAACCACCAGCACCTACAGTTAATACACTACCTGCTGTAGTATCAAATGGTGCAGTTTGCAAAACTAAGTCATTGTTCAACGCTTTCCATGCAGTCCAAGCAGATGTGGTATATGTACGGAAATACATTTTACCTGTCTGATGTGCAATAGCGATTTGTGCAGAATCAGTAACGTTGTAACGCATACTTAGCAAGTTAAAATCAGTAACACCACTTGGTTTAGTGCCAGTATCGCCATTCACTACTCGATAGAAACCAGTTGGAATAGTAGTAGCATCCAAGCTAATTGCTAATGAACTAAACTGAGCACCAGATGAAGTATTGCCAATACCAAATGAACCAACAGTAAGTAATGCACCTGCTGTAGTATCTAAATTTGATGTTTGTTTAACTGTATTACCTGAGTGCCAAACTTCACGCCATGCTGTCCAAGTAATAGTTCCAGAACCGTTACCAGTACGCATGTACATAGTTTCAATGCCAGTATTAGCGCACCAAACAATTTGACGTACTACAGACGTTTGAGCAGCAATTTGCAAACCAGCATAGATACGAGTATCAGCAGTTGGTCTGTTTAATGTTGTATCAGATGTATAAAAGAAACGAGTTGTTCTTGGTGATCCAATACTATTCAAATCTGTCTCAGCACCCGGAATATATGTTCCAAGTAAGCCAGAAGTCTTAATTAAATCTAAAGTACGCACTGGTGACATAAATACACCAGTTAATGCGCCTGCTTCAGCTTGTACTTGTGTTGCTTCTTTACGGAAGAAATCAATTGCTTGTTTAACACGTAAAGCAGTCATTGATGCAGCATTATCAGTACCAGCTTCAGCAATTGCTTGTGTAGCAACCGTAAAGTTAGCTAAGTAGTTATTTAACGCTACAGCAATAGAATTTAAATCAGCATCAGTAGGAAATAATACTGCTGCTTGGTTCGATACTGTACCAAATGTCCAGTTACGTTTTAATTCAATTTTCTTGACGCTGTTATCAATATAACCACGAACAACTTCTACTGGAGGGTAAGAGCCAATGACTAATCCACCTTCAGGGGAAATTGATAACGTATCATCACCTGTAGTTACTGTTACGATGTTAGTGTTATTAGTTACACTAACGTTTGTTGCACTCCACCAACTCATAAGTTATTCCTCACTTATTAAAGATAAATTTTGTAAGACTTCACCACCACCCGCTACAGGTAATGCATGAGTAAATTCTAATCGGTACTCTCTATTGTTTGTGCTCATTAATGTATCGGTATACGTAAAACTACCTGACATTAACCAACTTTGATAATAAGTACCTGTTTCTAGTTCTTGGTCGAATGTACCAACAACACCCTGACTAGCAACTAATGTCCAAGTACCGCCTACTTTTCTATAAAGTGACATAGTACCTGTTAAGTTTCCTGCTGTAGCACTAGTAGTAGAAGTTCTACCAATAGACACACTACAAGAATTCTTAATAGTGATTAAACCGCCATTACTTGCATAACTTCCTGATTCAACAAATACGTTAGTACCTATAGTTGTACTTTGTTGTGCATTTCTAAGTACACCAGCCAGTATGCTACCACCAAAATAAGCCTCACCTAAAGAGCTTAAATAAGTAATGGCATTAGACTTCAATAAGCCAGTCAGAATTGGTTCTCTAGTCGCAGAATTGAAGTTAACACCGTCCACGATAGCACCGAACCAAGATATTAAACTATGAGGGCCGAAAGGTTCTGCTGCTTCTACCCTAATATGGGTTGATCCAACAAAATCTAATCGAGCATTCTTCAGCATTGGCTTAGTGGCAGTAGGTGTTTCAAGCTCCATGTTCTTAGCTTTTACTACACCAGTTTTATCTACATAAAATACTGCATTGTCCTTGTTTTTATCTCCATTACCAATCCAAATAACTAAATCGCCATCATCAGATAATTCAAGTCTGAAACCTGACTTAGCTGTTTGATAAGTACCAGCTACTAAATCACCTTTAAATTCCCATTTATTAGATGCAGTATTGTAGTAAAGTTGAGTAACACCGTTTGTATCAACCAAACCAAATGTATTTGCTTGGAATAGGATACTGTTAGTTTGTCCATTTACTTCAACACCGTTAATCGTAGCTACACCATTAACTACTGACTTAACTCCAAAGAATGCTTTACTATATAAGCCGTCAACTTCGTCATTAATTGAACTAAGTTGTACCATTGCTTCAGTGTAATCACCTTGCACAGTACTTACTTTGTTTGCTAACTCAGTAATAGCTCTAGCTTGGTTATCTAGTGCAACATAAGCTTCCTGAACCATAAAATATGAAGCAGATAAGCCAGTAACACTATTATTCACCTGAGCAGCAATCTGAGATATTGCTTGTGCTCCTGCTGTTGCAGAAACTAATGCTGATTGTGCAGTAGTATAGGTTGCAGATAATCCCGTGTTTGGATCATCTAACTTCGCATTGATACCACTAATAGAACTTAAAGTACCATCCACAGCAGCACTAACACTATTCAAAGCATTTTGTACTACAGCAACACGACCAGAGAAATCAACTGATAGAGAAGTTAATGCACTAGCTCTGTTACCAGCTTCATCTGCAATAGCTTTGTTTACTTGCAAGAAGTTACTATTTGCTTGGTTCTCTAATCGACCAATTGAAGCTACTAAGCTAGCTTTTTCTTGTGCAATAGCTGTTTGAGCAGCTTCTACAGCAATTTGTCTTTGGCCTACAGCAGCAGTTGATCCAGCTTCTAATAGATTCTCTTTCTGCTTTTGCATTTGAAGCAGAGTATTAACAGCACTTTTTTCTAAGTCTTTGACATTGTTGTTAGTTACAAACAATGATGTTTCAGTAGATGCTTTGTTTGTATTTACAGTAGCTTCAATACTATCTACTCGTGTAATACTTGCATACATGCTGTCATAAACAGCTTGCTTAGAGTCAACATAAGTAATTCTAGCTTGTGTTTCATCTGCAACTAAATCATCTACATAACTAGTTGTTGCGTATGTTCCAGCAATAGATGCACTTAAATTATTCAATGCTGTTGTTCTAGCTGCTGTCTCACTGGCAATAGCACTATTCATGCTTGATATAGTTGCATAGTTAGCAGCTACAGAAGCAGATAAGTTATTAATTGCAGTAGTACGAGCATTAGTTTCAGTAGCTATTGCACTATTCATTCCATTAATAGTTGCGTAAGTACTTGCAATGTTAGAACTTAAATTATTAATTTGTGAAGTTCTTGCTGAACTCTCAGTTGAGATAGCCGTATTTAAACTAGTAATAGTTGCATAAGTATTACCCACAGAAGTACTTAAATTATTGATGGCTTCAATACGAGCCAATTCTTCTGTAGTGACTAAACTCTCAGCATATGTTTTAGTTGCGTAGTTATTTGCAACTGAAGTGCTTAAAGTACTAATGTCATCCAAAGTAGCCTGACGTTCATTAGCAAGTGCAATAGTAACTTCCTGCTTAGTAGCCATATTGTTATTAAACTTGGCTTCTAATGCTTCAGTTGTACTTGCAATTGAAGAATCTAATCTAGCTTCTACAAGGTCTACTTTAGTGATTAATCCAGAACTAATTACTCCCAATGAAACCTGTAAACCAGAAACTTCTTTAGCTAATGAAGACTCTTGATTAGAAATAGCTTCTTGTAATGAAGTAATTTTACCAGTGAAATAAATATTGTTATTTACAACAACACTCTCTAGCTCAGTTACTCTTTGTGCTGAAGCTTCATCTGCTGTTGCAATAGCATCATTCAATACTTGGTTAGTAGCAAAGTTACTGTACACTTCACCACGTAATAGCTCTACAGATTCACTCTTAGCAAAATCCAATGATGCAATAGCATTACTTACTTCTTCATTTAATGCATTAATACCAGCATTAAACTTAGACTCTAATTGAGTAGATGAAGTAACAATAGCTTGGTTTGCATTAGCAAGACTTTGAACCAATGTTTGATAATTGGCATCAATCTTAGAATTGACGTTAGAGTTTACTTTGTTAATCTCAGTAGCTAATGCTGAATCACTATCAGACACTACCTTACTTAAATTAATGATTGAGCTATTCAATTGGCCAATATAACCACCATAACTTGCATTAAGTTGTGTGATTTGTTGTGCCATAGCGCTTTGCTCAGTCGATAGCGCTTGAATCTGTTGCTTCGCCACAGATACGCTATCGCCTATCGCAAGCGCATTATTTTCTACTTGCTTCAGCTTTAATTGAGCGTAGATGTGCGCTTTGTTAATGTCATTAATTCCAATCTTCAATCCATTAATTGAAACTAATTGACTAGAAATAGCATTGTTAACCCCATCCATCTCTGTACGGAGTGTATTGTAATTACCTGTTAAAGTACCTAATTGTGCATTAATACCGTTTGGTTGAGCTACAAATGTATTAATAACACTAGTGATATTTGCATTGGCTCCATCCACCCAAGTAGATGCACTATTAGCCTTAGCAATCGTACCATTACTGTTAATTGCAGTTTGTGTAGCCTTTAAACTGATAATTGCACTTTGGCCATCAAGTACAGTACTCACATTATTCAATGTAACTGCATTGCTATTATAAAAAGCAGTAGTCACATAGTTTGTAAGCTGTCCCTGAACACCATCTAGCTCGATACCCAGATCATTTATTTGAGCCTGTATGCCTTCCAGTTGGGTGATCGCAGCAGAGGGCTTACCTATGGTAATGTCATCCAGATCAAACACATCTGAGGTCGTAGCGCCCAATACAAAGCGAATACCAGTCACCGTACCCGCATAGGTTGGTTCCCCAGACAAGTTCAGAGTACGGACAAAAGCACCACCAGTAGGTACGTTTGCAAGCACAGCAGGATAGTGTACGGTTGATCCACCGGAGTAGGTAATATACATGTCACCCACCCAGCCTGAACCCGCTGTACGAGTGATTGAAAGCGATATGACAGGGTTTTCATCAGCCAAGTAAGACAAGGCTTGGTTGGTAATATCACCTTTGGTTGCTGTGACCTTGTTCCCTGTATTGGTCAACGTACCTGATACAGCAGACCAGCCTTCCAAGCTATTGAAGAAACCAAAGCTATAAGCAGGAGTAACCGCAGAAATTGCACCAGCAATTGCTTCATTCATTTCAGAGTATTGAACACGTAACTCAATACCATCTTCTAATAAAGTAATACGGTTATTTGCAGAAGTAATTCGATTACTTTCAACAGTTAAGTTTTGATTAGTTAAATCAATCTCACCTGACAAAGCATCAATAGAAATACTGGCCTGATTAAACTTATCATCAGCATAGTGATAAGCTTTTAATACAACCAATCCACTAACAGGGTCAACCATAAATACAGCATCATTCAGGGTAGTTAACCCGTTATTAGTTGCTGTCTTAAATTGAGCCAAATCAGTAATAGTATTATTCAGAGAAGTGTTGATGCCAGATAAATCAGTATCAAAACCAGCAACATCTAATTCTATGTCATCTAGTCTTGTGTCTACACCTAGCAAGTTTGTATTTATGGTATTGCTGATATTCGTAAACTTAGCATCAAGTGATAAGTCTGCTGCTTGTAGTTCTGTTTTTGCAGCATTGATTGCATTAGTTAAAGTAGTATTTACAGCAGTCAAATCTACATCAAAATCTATTACTGCTTGATCCAATGCAGAATCTAATACCGCCAAACCAGCAGCTAAATTAGAATCTATTTCAGATTGAGCATCAGCTAGTGCAGCATTCCATTGTGAATTAATGGTACTTGAAGCATTAGCAATCTTAGCGTCAATTTCAGCAACAGTATTTGTGATTTGACTTACACGTCCATCAATAATTGGGTTAATTACTTCTGGTGTTAAATCTGCTGGATCACCTTTGTCACCCTTTTCACCTTTAGCAGAAGATTCAACTACAACTGTTTTTTGATCTTCAGCAATTACCACTTGGTTTTCTAAGGTAACTTCAACAATAGCAATGTTATTTTCTTCAGTGCTTAAATGCACAGAAACCGCAGTTGGTTCAACTACGGTTACTGTGTCTTGATCATTGATAACTACAACTTCATCTGTCATTTATGTTACCTTTGGAGAAATTTGAACAGTTCCGTTTAATAGGCGAATAGGAGCAGGATCTTCACCTGATTTCTCTAGAATAATATCGTAAACAGCTTCAATGTAATCATTAAACTTATTTCCTTTTAACGGGAGATTAGTTAATGCATCATGAGCCAGTTGAATAACAACCTTACCCTCTGCTCCAATAACAGAACAATTAAATGTAGCAATCGGAGTAGGATCACTCATTTTAAGTTTCATCTTACCTGTAGCCAGATAATCTGTTAAAGGAATTACGTTATTGTCTTTGTCTTTATAAATAACAGAAAAGGTGTAACCTACACCTTGTTCTACTTTGAAGTTGTATACGCCTGCTGCCATGCTGCACCTATTTAATTTCTACAGTTACAACTGAAACTTCTTTTTCTATTTGTCTTAATGGATTCAAATCGTAACTAACAATAACATGATATTTATAAATTCCCGGATCAAGTCTGCCTGTGTAAGCACTCAGCTTAGTTTTAAAACAGCCACTACCAGCAGTTTTATAAACACCCTCAGGAACATGATACATTACTTGAGTATCAACATTCTCATAGTAACGACTAATCTTTAAATCTTTCTTGGTTGGAGTGCAGAAGTTAACTTCCACTACAAAATCCTTTTTGTCTTTTTCAAGAACTACCGATTTTGAAGTAACTTCAAATACTGCATGTTCTTGTTCTGTTTGCCAATACACTGCACAACAGAACGCAGTAATTAAAGCACCTAAAGCCAAATAATAGTAAACGCCTTGAATAAAATGAAACGGGGTTTTTGTAGTGGACATAGAATTAAACTCCTAATAAAGCTCTAAGTACATTGCCGCCTGCTTCACTGGAAGCACCGACAACTAAAACAAGAGCAGTACCAATGACAGTTAATTTCTTTTCCATGCTTGCTAATACTTTGGTTTGATTTTCAATCAGCTTTTCTAAAGTATTCAAACGAACTTCGTGCTTACCCTGCACAACCAATAAATTATTGATGGTTTTCCCTAGATCTTTATCCTCTGGTGTCATAGCTATAGCCCTAAGTTTGGTGATAAAAAGAGTATAGCGGTTCTCAGATCACAGGTAAATAAAAAGCCCCATTACGGGGCTTTGCATATACTTTTCGTATTTCGATTATGTTCTGCAATTGATCTTGCCAACTTATCACTGATTACATCAACATCCTGTTTAGTGTATTCAATTGGTTTGACCCAAGTACATTCATTCTTTGAGGTTGTCGCGCAACTCATTACGAACATCATCAATACTAGAGTTAGAAACAGCTTCATGATTTTCACTTGCTTTTTTCCTTGCTTCTAGTTCTTCTTCAACTTTATCCATTTCACTTTCATGTTTTTGTTGTTGCTTCCCTGCAAAAAAGGATAAACCAACAATAACAAACACACAGATAGCAATAATCCCTACTGTATCCATTTGTTAATCCTTTTTGGTTTTATCACTTGTAGTATGGATACTAAACTTATCCAGAATTGCCACAACAACGGACAAACCCTTAGCTAACTTACTAGCTAATTCATCATCTTTAGTTGTTGGTGTAATTTGTGCAATCTTATCGAATGCAGCTACTAACACTGTAGCGATTGTCACAGCCATACCTAAATATGTAAAAATTTGATCAAGAGTCATAGTACTTTCCTTATTTCATACCATTGTGTTCAATACTAAAATGGTTAGCATCATTAAAGCGCCCACCCCATGTACCACCCATAGCTTCCCAGTACTCACCTAATTCCTTATATTGACTGGTTTCACCTGAGCTTACATAATCCAAATCACCATCTGCATCAATATCTGCAAACAAATTCAGATCAATTGCTAATTTAAGTTTATGGCAGCTTTTTGCATGACCATAACCTAACTTAACACCTACTTCACCATGAAGTCTTGGATCACGAAATGCATCACCAAAACTAAATTCATATCCACGAGAATACGCATAGTGAATTAGTTCAGCAACCATTAAAACAAAATGTCTTTGCTTTTGTCCTAATGTCATATTACTAAAATCTCTTTTAACTGGCTTATTCATAAGCTATACCATTATACCTTTTTAAAGTTACAGGAACCCATTGTGTTCCATCCCATCGTTTAATACTTACAATATTCCACTGCGTACCATCCCAGCGTTTTACAGCAATACCAACTGGAACTGAATCACCAGTATCAAAAATTGCACTGTCAAATATCGCGCTGTCAAATAATGCCATTAACTAAACGCCTGTAAAAAACAGCTACAAAAACGAATACCCACAACAGAAGAAATACCGCCAACACTCGCATATGTTGACGGAGCTAAATAAGTAGTCTGTGGTGGTATATCAGCACTAAATTCACCGTTGTAAGTTTTGCCGTCTACTAAATCAATAACTGTAATAAATACGCTGGATGTGTTGCGCGGCGCAAAAATGAAAATATCATACATTGCTGCACGGTCTGTTACAGGCACCGGCCACAATGCACCTAAATCGGTTTTCGTTGCTGCGCCTGTGCCATCGTTTGTAAAAATCTGGCAATTACCGTCAGCAGCATCCCAACCAAAGCCAATGCAATGCACCGCCGTACTAGGTTCAACATCTGTTGGTGCCGCCGTATTCTGGCGCATACCCGCCCAAAATCGTTGGCTGGTATTACTTGCGCCCGTAGCTGGTGCTACACGCATATTCATAAAAAAGCCGCCACCGACTGTGTTCCCGCGCACCCATTGCGGCGCAGTAAATCGCCAAGATGCAACAGCAGTTGTTGCGGCTGTTGTAATGAGTATTTCAACACCATTTATAGATTGAACTTTACTGGTTAGACCAACGTTACCGTTAGTTAAAGTCCCCGCTGTAGTGCCACCAATAGCACCATAAGCGCTTAACGATGTGCTACCAGTGTTACCACACCAAAACGCGGTTTGACCGTCACCAATGTAAGTTTGCAATAGTTGGTCAACTTCGTTAGATGACTTAAAAGCCGCCATCATCCGACCAGCTAACTTTTTACCATACGAACGTAAAATGTTTGCTGCTGGTTGATTTGGCGTTTCAGCCGGAAGATCAATACCATCAACTATTGTGTGATTTTCATTCCAAGCGTTAACACTAATTTGATCTGTTGGGTCATTTGTGCCTGTGGCTTGTGTTGTGTGTTTTAAAGTCATACTGGCACCTCGTATGCAGCTATATCTGATGATTCAGTTAAAGCAATTAAATCATTTTTCATTTTTCTTTGTTTAGAGTGCGTTATTGCAGCATGTGTAATCATACTTAAATACAATCCTTGCATAAATGTGGCATCTGCTGGCACGTCAATATTGTCGGCAGTTGTCCACGTACCTGTTGGACTACCTATACCAGCTAGTGCTAAAGCCATTACACGTTGAACTGATATTGGGTCATAATCAAAATTATGACCACTGTAATTTACAACAGTTACTTGCTGTGATTCGTTCCAATCGCGTACCGCTTGCATCTTTTGTTCGCGCAGTAAATCCGCGTTATAAGTGCCAACACGCATATCACCATCGTCATCATGATAGTAATACTGGTGCGGCGGCAACATCTGTACTTGTTGTCTCATTTAATTCTGTCCCATTCGATTGAATTGTAACAATGATTCTTTTCCCAAGGAGAGAAGATTAAATTAATAAACTTCTCCAAAAGTTTAAACTTCTTACTCTTAGTAGTATGTGCTTTATACCCAACATAACCACTAATAGTTTGATCTTCATCAGTGTTGAAAATCAATACAGCAAAAAACTGGTCTACACAAATAAGTAACTTCAATCCTTTAGATTTACTCATAATACTACCTTAAATTTGAATCCATAAATCATTTAAGCTTGGGCTTGCTGGTTGTGTAGCTGAAATAGTAATTGTTTTTTGTTTTCCATCTAATGCAGTTTGTAAACCTGTGACATCACCTATTACATGAGTATGTGTTGTATTGGCTTTAGCATCTAAAGCTGTCTGTAATCCTGTTACATCAGCAATTATATGCGAGTGTGCAGTACTAGCTTTACTATCAAGAGCAGTCTGCAATCCAGTCACAGTACTGATTGCTTGTGTTCCAGTGTGGTTTGCTCTAGCTAATAAGGTTGCATCTGGACTGTTTGCAGTAGCATTAGTGGCAATACCTTCTAACTTAGTTTTGTCAGTGTTAGACATTAAGCCGTTAGCACCAGTAGTAGCTACAGCAGTACCAGCTTTAGCATCTAATGCAGCTTGTAAACCAGTAGTATCTGCTATTGCATGACCATGAGTACTTGATGCATAAGCTGTACTTGCAGTTGTAGCTGCACTGCCTAAGCCCAGTGTAGTTCTCATTGCAGCAGCAGTTGTATCATCCAGTAATGTTAAAGCAAATGTACTTACTGTCGATGCATCCAGTTTTGCTGTTAATGCAGCAGTTAATCCAGTAATAGCAGACATAGGATGTGCGTCTGCTAATGATCTGTTAGTCAGTAAACTATGGTCTGTAGTTCCACCACCACCGGAAATAACAATATCTCCTGATCCAAGTAAACTAACACCGTTAATACTCTTAATATTTACTTGGTTCTGCAATACAGCTTGCTTACTATCTAAAACAGCCTGTAAACCTGAAATATCGCTAACACCAAAACTAATATTACCGCTTCCGAGAGGTGATTGACCTGCAATAGTTTTGATCGTAGTACCCGATACAAGCGTAGCTTGCTTACCATCCAACGTATTTTGTAAGTTTGTAATATCACTAATAGGATGTGTATGTGAAACATTGGCTTTCCCTGCTAATGAAGTAGTAAGACCATCGAGTTGAGTTTTGTAAGCAGTGCTAAAGTTATTTTCAGACAAACCAAAACCAACAACCTTATCTACTTTGTTACTGTCTAGTGTAAAAACAGCATTAACTAAAGCAGTATCGTTGTATGGTGCTGGAATTGTACTAAGAATTGCTGATAATCCAGTAATAGAACTAATTGGATGTGCATCAACTACATTACGATTAAGTAATGTGTTGTGTTCCAGCAAACTTAAATTAGGAATATCTGGAATTTCAGGAATATTTTGCAATTGTTGTGACAAAGTTTCCATTAAAGGAATGCTATCAGCTAATTGCTCAAATAAATCCAGTTGTGTGTTATCAAACTGGGCTAACTGATTGCCCGAAGCTTGAGTACTTGGTCTCATACCCATCCGCGTAACTCCAATTTAGTTGTAGTTAAGTTGTCTTGGACAATTAATCCAGTTGACTCTAATAACATCAACGAGTTTTCATAAACCTTGAATGCTAATGCAGCTTGTTGTTGCATCTCTACACCATCAAAACTAGATTTCTGTTTGTAATTAACGTAGTTAATTAATACTTGAGCGTAACTGTGTGGCAAATCAATTTCTTGATTGAGTACATCAACACCAGTTTTCTCTAAACGTGGGTGTAATGATCTGTAAATAATAGAAATTCGTGCATCCTGTACTGGATAAGGAATTTGCAGTGTATTTAGTGCAGGAGTGAACAAC